TTCATTAGCTTCATTCATAAGGTCACCTAAAGCTTCACCCGGATTAATTCCTCTACGTTTTTTCCACTTCATACCTTTTTTACCGTAGTGTAGAAGAAGGTCTTCTTGTGAAGGGATATATACCCCATTAATTGTTTCACCCATGTTAACTCCTGATTGTTTAAACGTCGTCATAGTAGTTGGAACATCTTTAAAGGCCTTTGCCCATTCTTGGCTCTTCTTAAATGCCTTAGCAGCAGCCTCGCGCTCTTTACCGGTCTTATTACGAACAGCAAAACTAGCCGGCATCTTAGAATAAACATCTAGACCCGCTGATGCTATTTTACCAATATAATTTAAACGCGCTTGCCGCTTCTTTTGTAGAGCTTCTAGACGAGCTTTTTGAGGGGCTTCTACCAAAGTCTTAAACTTCTGTTCCGATTCTAGACGAGCTATTTTGTTTTTTAGATCTCGTGTAGACATCCTATCACGATTTCTATACTGCTCAATAAACTGAGCTTCTCGCAGTTGTTCATCGACATGTCTTCTCATTTTCTTACGAGAAGAACCTTTGACAATAGGGTTGCCTTGAGGTTTATGCCGCCTGCCGAATACTCCGGTTCGAGATCGTTGTCGACCGAAGATATGCATACCCCATTTCATACCTTTTCGACCAGCATGATGGAGTTCTTCAGATGTCTCGTTTGACATATTCTACCTCCCATCTAGCTCTTGATAGATTTTCATCTCGAGCCTCTTTTAATGCTGTTAGTACGGATGCCTGAGGTGGGTCATAAGATATCATAACACTAATCCCTACAAACATTTTTGCAAAGTTAGGGTTTTCCATTCGCTTCTTGATACCTTCATCTAATTCAAGATGACCATAAAAAAAATCATCCCAAGTAAGATTAGGTTCCGCGATTACACTTCTAACGTGCCCTATTCCGTTTTGGACTAAGACACCTAAAGCGGAATCGATAGCGATACCGATTTGTGTTCTGACTACCTTATTGGCCTCAGGATCAGAGTCATGCAATACACCAACGAAGTTTAGAACATCGTTATAAATTGTATCCATTTACTTCACCCTACCATAATTTAGTATCACCCGGTTTACGTTCAACCCACGTTTGATACTCCTTTTGATCATAGTGGATTCGTTTATGGGTGCTATCGGAGACCGTAATTAGTCCGTCAGGATCGAAGCAATTTTCGGTCAAGTTTTCAATGTCTTCTTTTGTTAAAGGATTCATATGGTGGACCGTTATTGGACCATCCACAAACAATCGCTTTACTCCTAAATCTTGCCCTAAGTCTCTTCTTATAATTTGGTCACGACAAGCCAACCAAGCAGGAGACTTGTAGAACTTATTAGAAATATCTCTAGGTGCTTCATGATGTACACCATGTAACCTAAGATAGTTAAGACGCTCAGTATAAGATTCAAACTTAGACATCTCAGTGTAGGTAAGTCTATTTTTCATAGAATGTACCTTCAATAACATCTGGTTTACCAGCATAACCTTGAAAGGCTTTATGCGCTTCTTTAAAGTCAAGTTCGGCCTGTTGGTCGCTACGAATTAAATCAATACGTGCTTGTAACAGTTCTGCTTGAAGCTCTAATTGTTTTCGCTCAAGTCTTGCTTTAGGGCTTGCCTGATTTAACCAGTATACAATCTCAGAAGCCGAAGCCGTTCCTTCTTGAAGACGCTTTTCTGATAGCTCCATCGCAAGCGCCATCATTTGCATTTCGCGTTGTTCGGGAGAACGTGCGGGCTTATAGGCTCTTTGAGGAGAATCATAATTAGCTACTTCATTAGTCATAACTATTCAGCCTCTTCCTTTCCTTTTTGTGGTGTGGTTGTATCGGCCTGGATGATGTAAGGGTCATTCATGACATAACCGTCTTCAGTACGAACCCAACCATCAAGAACTTCAACAACTACAATGCGCTCACCATTATTAGCGACGCGAACAACGTTTGTTTCTTCCTGATGAGGCGTTAAACGAACGAACACTCCAGCAGGTGCCACAACTTTATACGTAGTTTTTGTAACTGCCACAGTACTTATCCTTTCTTTTAAAGTTATCCAGACCATTTCAAAACGGTTTCGGACTCGAATAGACCGACTTTAAGCAGGTTTTTGGTTTGGTGTATGCTAGTCCTGTCTAGCACCCATTCACTAACCCTATGCGGAAAAGGAGCAAACACGCATAGCCTTAGAACTGATCCTAATAATCGGCCTGTTAGAATCCAAAACCATTTTGAAAAAAATCGCAACGGAGGAATTTTTGAAACCTCCCCCGATGCTGAAACAGGGAGGCCTGTAGAGGCACCCCCCGGGGGTCTTATAATTTTATATCATCTTCTGAATCATCAAGGAAAGATAAGTCTTCCTCATAATCTTCAGGTTTTGGAACAAGTTTTAAGTTTCCAAAGATGTTCTCTTCAAGGATTGAAGTAACAGCTACTGACAAAGCGTGTTCATAGTCTTCAATTGAACTTGAATTGAGCATTGGCATGAGTGTTGCCACATACGACTCGATGTTGTATCCATGGTCGATGTCCCATCGTCGCCACAACTCATACTGAGTCCATGGGTCGAATGGATTGTCTTCAGTAGTTAGCATTGTCTTCTCCTTTCTATCCTAATAGCTATAGTCCTACAAGAATCATACTATGTCTTCTTCTAGCTACCCCTATAAGTTTCTATTCAAGCTTAAGCTTTCCAATTGTACTTGGACTTACACCTAAAGCTTCAGCAACTTGAGAGATAGTGTAGCCATTAGCAAGGAGAGCACGAGCCTTACTCTTTCTTCCTTCACTCATAACTTTGTTGTCTCTTGGTGTTGCAAGAGTCTTAAGCTGCGAGTCATCCATAAAGGATACCAATTCTTTTAGTAAAGTTCCAGACACAGCATTAGACTGTACTGCGTCCCATTCCTCATCCGTAATATTAACAGGCGTCCGGCTTGCACCCACCATTGAGCGGGCCTTGTTCAAAGCTTGCTGTTTGATACGAGAGATCTCATCCTTCTTCAGAACTTCATCCTCTGAACGTCTTGCAATCTCAGCCTTACTAGATACCTCAGCCATACGTTGAGCTTGGCGCTCTTTAATACGGTTAACCTTAACTTGATTAACTTTATCTTTCATAGATAGAACCTCAGCCGCATAGATCTTGGCAGCCTTAGGATCACGGGCTGGCATTTTAATACCTTCCATTTCCTTGTCTATCTTATTCTTGTACGCCTTTAATTCATTGATGTAGTCCGCGTAATGATGCTCCGTCTTTGTTGCGTTTGGACCAAGAAATACATTTGCATCCTTAACCATGTTAACAACAAAGGTTTCTTTTTTATTACGCCACACCATTTTTGTACCCCCGCTTTTAGATTTGGGGTCCGGTACTTCTACTTGGTACCCGTCAGTAATAACCTTTTGTTTATGTCGGGATATAATTGTAGAGGCGGATGTATATTCTTTCCCAGGCATGGTATCTTTTTTCAGGGTAGCCGGGTCAATAACCCTATCGATTTTCCTAGTCTTAGGATTATATCGTTCAAGCTCCCCGTATTTAATATTATCCACATGGGTCATATACTTCTTCATCAATGCGTCAATGCCATGTTCTTCAGCAGACCGCTTATAATTAAGCTTATGTTTTTCTGCATCAATAACAACCATAGAGTGGCGAACAGCACGGGCTATTTCATTTGTAGGTGCACCTTGTAATGTCATATCAGTAATAAGATTTGATACCACACCCATTAAAGTTTGTTGGTATTTCTTATCGATAGGCTTGAATGTACCAGGCTTATCTGCATATGAGTTAGGGTCAAACCCTTTTAATTCTTTCAGGCTATTCGCCGTCTTAAACTTCCCTTTGTTATTAGGAATAAGATATGCAGTATCACCATCGAAGTCAGCCCCTGACATTTTAGCAGCAACCTTAGGATGAATACCTACAGCATCAGGCGCATTCTTAGATATCATCTTACGAGCTATACTATTATTATTTACAGTAAGCTCCGGCATTTCGAATCTACCACCATGAGGATATCGAACTAATACTACACGCTCACCATTCTTATAGTTAGGCGCATAGATTTCATTCTCTTTCATATCAGGCACAGGTAATATAACATGACCTTGGAAACCTTTAGGTGCCGCGGCTTTCATATGTACCTGCTTAGATTCTAAATCTGATGAAAATGATTCCAATAATTGTTTACGAATAACAGGGTTATTAACTTTCTGAATACTTTCATACTCGTCATTAATCTGTTTCATCGTAGCCTTAAGGCGTTCATGTACAACACTAGTTGGTTGTTTAGATAAGAACTGAGAAGATAAAGTCTTAGACCATTTTGACCAGTCGCCTTCTTCATTTACGATATTAACAGAACCAATCTCTGGAACTTTATTACCGTTTTTATCCAGGATACCCTTTTTATATATAGGATTTCCTTTGGAATCAAGGAGCGTATTCTGACGCTTCACAGTGGCCCCAAATGGGTTTGGACCATCGATAGGTGCTCCACCATCTGGATTCTTTTTAAGTGGCTTGAGGACGTCCTGAGGGGCCTTATCGGCCGTTTTATTGGTATTAAAGATAATATCCGTGCCTTTTGGTACGTTTTTAAACATTTCTTCGGTACCATATAAAGCCATACCCTTTAAATAATGAGTATCACCAACCGCAATACGAACCTGAGCATATGATGCTTTACCTAGATTTAAATCTTTTACTCCAGGTCTAAGGAACATAGCTCCATCCATTGTTGCGCCATCCTCATTTGTACCATGGCCACGCTGTCCTTCAGGAATAGCGTATTTAATACTTACCCTATCCCATCCGATAGACTTGGGTCGTTCCATTTGTTGGAACATTCTCGCATCTCCATCTGTCGCAAACTCTTGAACAGGTCTAACCTTGTCCATGTTTTGGTAGATTTCCTTGCGTTCGACCCCTTTTTTAGTTAAAACCTTGACTGGAGTAGAATTATTCTTGTCTGTAACCTGCGCAATACGCAAATTATGGACCTCATATTCACCAGATTCAGTCAAAGCATTGAGCCCAGACTTGAGTTTTTCCTTGGAAATACCCATTTGAACCTCAACACCCTTACCAACATCGATGTATTTCGACCTATTTACGGCATCTTTTAGGGTATCTGCGACAGCTTCAGTCTGTACTTTTTGTGCTCTAGACGTCTTATTCGGGTTATTCATTTCATCAATATAGTTCCGAACTGTCTGTCCAGTAGCCCCAATTGTCTTAGCAATATCGTCAATAATCATACCTTCAGACTGTAGTTTTGCAATCCGTTGCATGTTATATTGTTTCAATTCTTCCTTGGCAATTGTTACTTTTGACCGGTAAACTGTTGTGGATAATCCCATTTGTTTTGCGATTTCATTATCGCTTAAACCGCGTTTTTTCATTTCATCCCGGTCTTCGATGAACTTATGATTCTTCGGTAAATGTAAAAATGGGTCCCAAGGATATCGTCCCGAACGACGTTTTACCCCGTAATGTTTGAGGATAATTTCTCGTCCTTCTTCGGAAAGTTGACTTAAATCGTTCATGATTTCATCTTCATTTTCGAAGACATTTTCGAAATCCAATCTTCAATCCTCCTCAAAATTAGTAAAAATGGTATAAATACCAACACGTCATATAAGGCCATATAAGCCCCGTCACAGCATTTTAGCCATAAACGGAACTATTTACCGACCTTAACCGTAAAACGCAATACAGAGCAAATATGGGCCTCTGAGGGCTATTTCTAGCGTTTTATCTTACCAAAACACACAAAATCATATAAAATCATAAAAATCACATATAAATTTAGAATACATAAACTCTAAACCACGTATATTAATTTCTCACTTTAACATCCATTGGCTGCACTTGTATGGCAATAACAAGCACCCTTAATCGTTACCCAATACTTTATCGAAACGTATTGTTGTATTAAAAACACAAAGAGAGTTATGGGAAAACATGAAAGGAACATCAAAAACTATAGCCAGGAAAATGAAAGAGAAAAACCTGGCAAATGACTTGTAGGAAAAAATGACGAAAAACTACAAGCAGGACGCCGAGCAGAAAACGAAAGAAAAACTGCTCAGAATATTTCTTAGCATTGAACTTGAAATGGTTTAATCAATTTGTAAATTAATATACTTAGATTTTAAAGGAGGTAAATCTATTATGATTGAGTAACGCAGAATATCAATTGAGTAAATCAATATACGCAGTTTAGAGTCTATGTATCCGAGGTTGGGATTGTGATATAACATCAGCCAGAAAGAAATACTTGAACTTAAAAGACCTCTCAACGTTTAACAAGTCAAAACTTCAATTTCAGCCAATAAACGCCATACCTCAAATAAATATGTAATTTTTTACAACGCTTATATATAATGATTTTGGGTCTATCCCCACAATCCCCACGTTTTTTCAGAAACTTTATATATATATTGATTAAAAAACCTTTGATATTATAGCATTTTTTATATATTTAGATTATAGTTCCCGTACGCGCGATCTTATTAAAAAATATATAAAAATATATATAATTTCATAACACACATACAACCTATAACAAAACAATAAAAATACATATAAAATCTAATTAATATATTTAAAACTTTTCCAAAAAAACTTGGGGATTGTGGGGAAAACTATAAAATTATAGCAAAAATAGGCCAAAAATAGCCCAAAAACACCCTTTTTTGCCAAATTTGCCCCTGACAACCTCTCACCATTTTCCCCACATTTAACTTGGGGATTTCACCAAAAACCTGGGGAAAACCTGGGGAAAGTGCCAAAATCACCACGATCACCAGAGTTTTGAGCCACCTTTTGAGCCACTTTTCAGACCTCTAAAACAAGTCCAAAAATAGGCTAAAAACTAGTCAAAAATCCTAATAAATTATAGCAAAAATAAGGCCAAAAAAGTGGCTCAAAACCCGGCTCAAAAATACCCCTAACTTGGGGAAAATAGCCAAAAACAGCCAAAATCCCACGTTTTCCCACGCTATCCCCAAGTTTTATTTGGGGAAAATTGGGGAAAAATCCGAGTTTTGAGCCACTTTTGTCAGGGGCAAATTAGCGAATTTTAACAAAAATCATACAAAATTAGGTCAAAATCGCCTAATTTATTATAGTACAATCTATGTTTTATCTATGTTTTTATACAGAAAATGGCCGTTACCAGAACTTAAATGGCCTGATTTCATCCTCTTTTTCCTGTAAAACCTTGCTCATTTTCTTAATATGATCCATAATCCAAGCAATATTTCCATCATTTTCGTCCTCAAGACGGGCTTTATCCTTGACAGTAACCTGTTCAGAGTAGCCATTTCCTTGATATAGACGTTGAATAATGGTGATTTTCTTAGGATTTACCCCATATTCCAAGCAAAATAGAGCAGCATAGATGTCTAATTGTTTGAAAGACGGCTTAGAAACTCCTGTTTTCAAGTCATAAATACGCAATTCATTGTTATCTGAGTCCCATTTAATACCATCAGCCGTACCAAAACAGTGGTCTGAGTAGTATAATAAGACCTCAGAAGACATATTATCACGTATACAATCGTTGACAAATAGGTTTAAAGCCTTTTTTTTAGGTGCTAATTCCGTCTTAGACATAATTAACTGGGAGGCTAATTCATGCAAGGCAGTTCCTCGAGCGGTATTCTGCTTGTTTTCGTAGCTCCTAGCCATCTTATCTTCATCATATCCCAACCAAGAATAACCTGAAGGGGATAGAAAGGCATGTTTACCTTGTAAATTCCAGTGTGGTATCCACTCCATTATTTCTCCTTTAAGAATAAATCGAAATCAAGGCCAAAGAAATCGCACATTTCATATATAACATCCGTCTCATTTTCAGGATAAATGAATGACGTGAAGCTATGTTGTCCGAATTTCTCTATATAATAGTCTTGATTAGGTCTTTTAGAAGCTGTGGCTGAGCGTTTAACCTCGAGTAGAGCGTACTTAGAATCGCATATAACGATTAAATCAGGCACCCCTTGTACTGACCCAGGATCTGTCTTAGTCGCTAATATACGGCTTCTATAAGCCTTACGTAACCTTCTAAGCAGACTTGCCTGGTAATCTTTCTCAAGTTTCGACGCCATATAACCACTCCTCTTCTAATTTCTCCATTTGCATATCTAAAGGTATAAATCCTTGTTTCTTACCCCAAGCAGCTTCAGTAAACCTCTTCTTATCTTTAACCGCCTTAAGGATATCCTTATCAACCTTAGAAAGAGAGGTGAGATAAGTATAATATAAGTCAGTGAATTTGGTATTAGAGCGGTCTATACGTCCTTCAGCTTGTTCCATCTTTCGATAAGAGTAATTAACTGAGTAGAATAAGATAGAATTAGCAGTAATACAATTCCATCCTTCTGCACCAGCCGTATACTGCACAAGATATACCCACTTATCTTCATTAGGTATATGCTCGTGTCTACTACCGTTCCATTCCTTATATAATAGATTATATTTTTCGCAGATACCCTTTAAGATATCGAGCTCATAGTTAAAGTTATAGAATACAATTGTCTTATTGTGTTTTAATATATAATTTTCTGCATGTTTTGCACGACTCGGGTCTGTGTTAACAATACGTCTAACTAGCTGGGTGTATTCAGCAACATTTAATATAGGCTCATCTGTATAAGGGTTCCATCTGGTTTTTGACAAGGTATCTAAAGCGAATGAGTCATATTCCGCATATATATAATCCCTATGACGAATTGTCTTTCGGTTATCTTTCATAGGTACAACAATTTGGTTCCTGTATTTCTCAAGAACTGCTGTCCCAATATACTTCTTAACCTTAGGAAATTTAACATATGGGTCCCAAACAACGTGACGAGATGTGAAGTCGGTTTTATTACGGTAAAATCTATTAGCGATAAAGACAGTCATATAGTCCATCCATACATCGCCAGGGGTTGCAGATAACAAAATCCATTTATTATCCTTCCAACATGTTCTAATGAAGGATTTACCCCATTTACCATAGCCTACAACACGCTGTTCATCAAAAATAAAAACGCTGTTTTTTATATGCTCATACTTTTCGATATTTTGCCAAGAGTCTACTATATAATTGGTAATACCGCAATTCTCTAAAGATTGTTGCCAGTCTGGTTTATCAGCCCCACGTTCTATCAAGTCTCGCTTCATAGCTGTAGTGATGATAACTAACGGCCTATCTTCAGTAAAAAAGTCGACCCCATATTGAGAGGCGGCCCAAAATATAGACGTATATGTCTTACCTGAGCCAACCCCTCCCATTAATATAGAGCCTGATTTAAGTTTACCACAAGCTTCGTATTGCTCGGGTTTTAAGGATATAATACCTAGTTTCTTAGGAATCATTACAAGAAGTTAATATCCTTTTCAAAACCTAATTTAGTAGGTGCGAGTTCTGGATCAACATCATCAAGATAGATATACAACTTTTTAGTATATGCTGTAATACCTACTTTACCATCAACTTCCCAATGATAAGGACTAAGCACCGCATTTACACGACATCCTACCGTAATATCATCTAGCATGGCGAGTTGATTAGGGTCTGTTATATCAATAAAACGACCGTTACCATCATCTACTAATGCAACACGTACCCATTGTTGTACATTTGGTCCTTTTGATAAAACGATTGGAATATATGGTGCACGATTTGGTTTATCTTCAGTAGGCATTTTAACATTATAACCTTGTTCTAATAACTCTTGTGCGACCATTGGGTCTAATGAAAGATTGAATTTACGAGAACCGTCGGTGTTTACTTCACGGTTTTTTCCATTAATCATGACACTAGACGGTGCCCCTTTGAAGTTAGGGTACACAATGCGAGTATTTTCCAAAATAAGTTCGTTATTATTTGCCATTTTATTCTCCTTTTCTAGCAAATGCTTTGCAAAACATTAGAGAGAAATGTATATAATAGGTAGAAAGTTTTACCTAAAATATATATGTAGAAAAACTCTCCATCTCTTTCCCTCTATTAAGAGCTGTGTAATAATTTATATATTTATTATAGGAAATTATAGGTCTTCTTTTAATAAGTTGAACTTAGGTTTATAATTATCAAAGGCTTCGTTATCGATTTCGTAGTTTAAAGGCGGTATTGTAAACCGTTTTTGCATATATTCAATACTACCGTCCTCTCGATGAATTACATCAATAGGCTGCTTCATATTAAGATTAGCAATAAGATCAAAATTATGATAGTATTCTTCAACTTGCTTATTTGAAACCAATATATAACCAGGCATTGAATAAGGTATTAACGTAGACTTGTTGCTAAGTATGATAATATCACCTTCATCCTTTACTAGATCTATTAATTCTTCATGATTTTCTGAATAATAATCCGGTCGTACAAATAATTTCATTAATTATCACCTCCTTCCTTAAATAAATCTTTAGCTACAGCATCTCGAAATAATAAAACACCTTTCTCCGATACGATATCTACTTTATCTTCAGGATAGAGGCATCCCAACATATCGGAAATATGAACTTCGACAGGAAGAATAACTTTTCCATTTTTATCATCTTCATCTAATTCTTGCGATTCCTCAACCATTCGAACATCTCCGCCTTTCTTTTTCTAACTTTGCGTATTTGAGGTCGATAATCAATATCATTTTCAACATCTTGACTAAGCGCTATAAACGCCTCACCATCAAGCGAATATTCAATACGCTTTTTAATAGCTTCTATTTCGTCTGAGTTATTCATTCTATTTATCACCTATTTTATCCTTTAATTTAATCATAGCGTTAATGATATCAATAATTGTTATTGTTTGGAATGGGCTATCTGGTTTAGGCTTAGCGTGACGTTTGGCATAAGAAATGAAATCAGAATCAACCTCTATTCCATAATCTTCAGCCAATACATCAACTACCTCTTTAATATAAGGATCGCATGCTTTCTTTAATTCGTTTGTATTATAATATTTAAGAAGCTGCTTATATTCCTTATTAGATAGACCAGACATCTCCCGAACTACAAACTTAGTATTACGAGGAACGATAATATTGTGGCGTTCTTTTTCTTCTAATATGTAGTCATCTAGTTTACTAATAGTATCTTCTATATCTTTAACATTGTATGCGATATTGCTAATTATTTCATTATCATGTCCTTTCTTATACATTTTATTAATGTTTATAATACCATCAGGACTATTATAATGATATTTAACTTCTCCTTTTTCATCAATATTAAAAGTATGAAGCAGTCTTGTATACCAACCATAGTTTTTATAAACATGATTTAATACACTATTATCACCATTATGTAAATAAACTTCTTTTGTAGGCCTAATAATAAGAACCCTATCCTTTACCCAAAGATTGAATAATTCATAAGGTTCTTCGATGTTTTCGCAACTAACCGGATCTTGAATCTTCATATTAACCCATAGAGTCAGGAATAGAATAATAATTTCTTCCCGTTTAATATGGCGAGGATTAGCGCTTTCATCAAAAATATCAGATAAATCAATATTAAGTCGTTCCAATGACTCGTCTAACCATTCTCGATTTTGAAATAGGAAGTCTTCTGGATTCTTATCAAAATGCTCATGCATTTTTTCATAATATTCTAGAACAACATCTGCATCAATCACATTATGAACTCGATCATCTTTAATCAGACTATTAATTATTTCTTGTATTTTAATTCTAACTGCAAACTTCTGAATTTCATTTAAAAATTCTAATAAATTATTTGTTATCATCTTTTTACTCTCCATGTTTTTCTAGTTATCTTCTTCCTTCATCTCAATAATAGCATCTAGTAAATCAGTTACTTTAATATGGCTAACGTTCCAACCTCTTCCGATATTTAACCAACTCATCGCAATCGAAACAGTGTAATTATCTACTGGAAGTGATGCCACTTTGGATAATTTGGCAATAAGCATTTCTGATTCCAAATCGGATCTGTATACTCTTCGTTTTACATCATTGAGAAACTCTTTATACCTCTTATTTGACATACCAGTAACTTTACGAATAAGTCGTTTTGTATTACGTTCTTCCTCGTATTTACATAACTCATCAAGGTTTAACTCTACTTTTATTCCTTGATCGAAAAGCCTAGAACCAACAATACTCCAATTCTTATTATCTTTAATCTCTTTACATAATGGTATAAATGTAGCTTCTACCCCATCTTTTGTTCTAGACTTCCATTGGCATTTTGTGATAGGTTTACTATCATAGGAATATTTTAGAGCATCTAACACTGAATCATCATCTAACTTTTTATTAAAATTAAAATATTCACAATATGAAGGAAAAATTAAGAGATTAATTTTACCAGTCTCTCTTTCAATCTCAAAGATAAACCGACGGAATTTAGTCTTATACGTATAACTAAATTCTGATTTTTTATCAAAGAATTGACGCTTCATTTCGTCTCGTACCCCATCACCTAAATCTGTGATTAAGATAAGGATACCGTCTCTAAACCATTTTTCAATAAAATCGGGGAAACTATTGATCGCTTTATGTCCTTCTGTTATATATAATATAATAAGGATCTCGAACAGTTTACCTTTTTTATATTCATTAGTAGACTTCGCAAATGAGTTTATACCAATTACATTATAAACGCTTTCAATCCATGTGTGGTCTGTTTTATCTAATCTTTTATTAAAATGCGTACTACAACATTCGCATAGTTCATTGAAGTACTTAATCGATTCAGTATATTCTCCTTGTTCAATATGGTAATCAGGATATCTTTTAAGAATATTATATAATGTATATTCGTAAAAAAGATCATTAAATCCTTTCATAAAATGAAACCATTTTACTTTATCTTCAATAAATGTTTTACTTTCTGAACGGCCTTTTCTAAAATAACCAAACATATTATTTACCTCCTTTAGGTGAAATCACGCGCACACTAAACTCATCGTTATCATCAATAAAGATATCCAGAATTGGCGCACCAGACTGGTTACTTCCTACGCGATATAGCTTAGCAACCGTCTCAGTCATACTTTCCAACCAAGTATCCGACGTAGCGATGAATACGCAATCCAATCCGAGTAACTCCCATAAATCCTTAGCATCAAATCTGTAATGCGAAGCTTCTCTGATACGAGCTAATACGTCATATGTGGAGTCAACTTCCTCGCATCTTGTAGAATAAGGCAGGCCTAATCTATCAAACGCTGGTTTCAATACATCCTTAATTCCTTCTGGAATGTATTTAATATCAGGTAAGATACCTATTTTTTTCGCCCATTCTCTTCCTAAATCCATTTTAGTCCTCCTTATTATAGTATGTATTAAACACTTCAGTAATATCAATTTGTATAGACACCATTGCAAAAACAAATACGAAACTTTTTACCCATGTGTAAATATCTATATAGAATACTACTAAAAATAGAGCAAATATATCTAATATGTGTTTGACTAATACTGCCATAACACCATATAGAAATGATAAAAACCGTTTAGTTGGCGTTAAATTATCCATTATTCCTCCTTAAATAATTCGCGCATGTCTTAATTCAGGAACTCCTGCTAATACAAAATTTGTATCATACCAGTCTTTGCTCCGCATAGGGATAACGTTAAGACCGTATTGTTTACGTAGCTTATTAATATCCTGTTTTAAAAGTCGTTCATGATATTGATGACAACGTGCTTCTACAAATGCATTAGACCGTTCCCAACTAGGACAACCTTCATCGGCTTTAATGCGGCGAGAATTTTCATGGTCATAGATACTATATAGTTTACGCTTGATAATGCTGCGTGGCGTCCATTCTTCTTTAAACACTCGGCCTTTAGAATTAATATTATTCATTATTTGGTTCCTCCATTTTAATTACCTTACGAAGTTGACCTTCACTAGCTAGTTTAGAAAGACTGTAAATAATTTTACCAACTAAATCATCAGATGATAATAATCCATTATATCTATTTTGAACGATACTTACAATATCCAAAATTTCAATTTCATAATCAGGGATAAAGTTCATAATTCTTTTTAATTTACTTACTGCAATATCGTTTAAATCTTCAAAAAGCATATAATTATATTCTCTAAATTCTTTCTTCCAATTTTTATTAGACGAGTCAAACATATGTTTAAATATTACTTTTGTATTATAGTAAGAATTATTATAATTAAGCGCTTTATTATCACAAACATATTTTACGTATTTCATATGGTCCATTAGATAAGTAAACCAGTAGCTATCTTTTTTGCGTCTAGGATTTGAAGTCTTATCGAATCTACTCATAGATAATCTGTTATTAATATCAATATATACCATATAGATATTGCCGCCATTGATATAATTATCTATAATAAATCTATCAATATAATACATAAGGTCATTGCTTGGGGTATAACAAAATGTCAGTCTACCCTCATCCCAAGCTTTAAACACTTCTTGAAATGGTGAACAAGAAAGGTTACCTATTTCTTGGAATAACTCAGGAATAACATCTTCTAAAGAATCATCATATATATCCCTAGATACACGAAGTCTACGACAGATGCGCTGTAAATTAACGACATCTCGAATTTGTTTATTATCGCGAAGTTCATCGTAATAATCCTTAATTTCTGAGTATGATACTGAACTACCCACAGTTATATAAGGTTCGTTTGACGCGTATTGATTAGTCATTTTCTTTCTCCTTTCAAAAAAAAAAGAAAAGCCGAGTAATTTACTCAGCCTTCTTCTTGAATTTAGATTTGATATTATTGATTTTCTTCTTAGTCCATTCTCCTACTTTTTCATAGCCTCCAGATTCAGACATAATCGTATGGGCGATGCCAAATCCAAAACCAACTAATAAACTGTATCCAAATATTTTAAGATTCTTATCAGTAGTCTCTTTAAAAAGTTCTTTATACTCTTCATTGATACTAACTGCCGTTTCTTCATCTGTCGGTACAATATATAGTTTGTGTGATTCTTTGTCACCTAACCATACATATTTCATGTCGTCTCCTTCAGCTCCATCAAAATAGCCGTAAAAGTCTTGTTTATTAAAATCCATAATGTTTACCTCTCTTTCTATAATGAAAGTTGTAAATATTAGAATAAATAGCTAGCCGGCATTTCCAAATACCAACCTTTAGTCTTATCCTTTTTAATATTAGGTTTCTTAGGTAGGTCTTTGTATTCAACACACCATTCAACTGAACCCGGCATGTTAGTATCTTTACCCCATAAATCAACAAAATCCTTTATATTAATCCATCCATATTTCTTAGCAAGGGCGTATACCTTATCTGCAAATTCTACGATGTCTTTCTTATTGGTTGAATAGAAAATAGGAAAATCTTCAGTAATCATATCACCACTCCTTAAATTCATTAATATAATAGTCTGCTCCATGAGGTGCTCCTAATCCAGTATATCTAAAGAACCCAGAACCTCGATTCTCTATCATAATAGGATTTAAATCATTATCTTCAAACGGCCGATCAGAAATATACCAATGTAAGCCGTTTCTTTCTTTATATACCTGCATAACTGCTTGGTTGATTTTTACACATTTTCCGTATAAGTCAGAACCTTTATGTTCTCTTAAAATAAGCGATTCGATGTCTAAATAGGCGCAGAAAAGAAAAATGTTAGGATTATTAAAAATTTTTCGTATATTAAGATGTGTATATTCTACAGCAAGGCCTGCTTTTTCTTGGCTTTTAGTACTTGGGTATAGACCCAACATAGCAGATGTTGCTTTTAGTATCCCATATAATATGTCTGACTTATCTTTTATTAGATTAAATAATGAATAATACCCATCAAGTTTTATACCGGTTTCTTCACGATTCATCATATCATCACTAACATATAACTCCATCATTATACCCCCTATAATATTAAAGTAAAAAAAAGAGGAGGAATGTATCCTCACTCATCTATCTAGTAACTGCGGTATATAAGAAATTAAGTTTATCACGTTGCTCTTCTCTGAGCTCAGTGAATGATTTAATTCCTAAATACTCAATCGCTTTCTGATCAAGTTCAGTCCATTCAACCTCTTCTTTTAGTTTAACCATCATGCCTTCAGACATATCTAAAAGACTTTGACGTTCTTCATCGCAGAAATCATGTAAGCAATTGTTAACAGAACGCCATAATGAATCTGCATTAGATGTCCATCTTTTACCAAAATATTCTGGTAAAATACGATTCATATAATACATATTTACAGCCTCTGTATAACGGATTTCTTTAATAATTTCCGTAACTTCAGTCTTAGTTCCTTTAAACATAAATGTTTTCATAATGTTTACCTCTCTTTCTATTTAGAGGTATGTAAAAATTATACCCCAGGTCCATGCCAATGTTCCCATCGCTCTTTGTTTTTACGTCGAGGTTGTTCAGCAGCACTTGGGTTGTTGAAATTATAATCATACTCTTCAGGCTTTATCAAACCTTGCTTAACTAAGTCGGATACCCTACGATTTATTGTAGAACGAGATACACCCATAGATGTGGCAATAGTTCTATTAGACCATCCTGCTTCTTTATAGGCTATGATATCTGCGTCATTCACAAACTTACGAGGTCTACCGGGTGGTCTAACAGAGGATAAAGCCCGAACAATATCTAGACCGTTATCGAAGTTAAACATCGTTTTTGTCCTTTATAGCACTTATAAGAATTCGCCCTGGTCCGAACTCATCTAGATAATTGTAATAATGTTTTTTTAAAGAATATGATCCGCGATTAGCATAGTCATTAAACCAATTAACGGCCTTATTAACATTTGTAACATCGATCATAATATATTTTGGTTCTAACTTATTATCAAAAGTAATAGACTTAGTTACAATCAGATCAGGTTCAAATCGAATAATATCCTGAACGATATTCTTAAATTTTGAACCATAACTGTCAAAATAAGACATATCGAAGTCTTCGTTATCTTTAACAAATGGTACTTCTTTATATTCCGATATCTTATCATCAATTTCTTGAAGACGTTGCGTTTGTTCCAACCATACTGCTGTCATAAGTGCATAGTTCGATAAGTCCTTAAGTGTATCGATGATTGATTCATCTTTTACTAATTGTTCAGACTGGTTTTTTGATAAATTACTAAGACGTAGCATCTTATCTTCCATACGAACAATAGCAGCAATAATACCATGCTTTTCCAAAGACTCTTCGAAAGAATTACCGTAGTCTTTGTTCTTCTTTTCAAAGATATCTGTAAGTTCGGCATGTGCGTTTTTAATAGCTTCAAGCGATAGTTTTTGTGGTTTCATTATTTGTCTCCTATAAGTGATTTAATAAACCCATAGTCTGGCGCTAATATTCCATTCAATATTATAAATATAATCGTCATTAATAAAAATATAATCGGTAATATGATATTTAGATAAACCAATATGCGTTTAATTTTATAATCAGCATATGCATACCATTCTTTATCAAAATAGTTTTTATTGAAGTTATCATTATCTATATTAATAAAAGTTAATAAAATTACACTTGTCACAAACCCTGCTATAAAAATAAGAGTAAAGGTAAAAAATATATTACTTATGATATACTGATCACGAAGTGCTTGGTATCCTACTTGGATTTTATCACCATACTTCTGAATAATCATTTCAATCTTGTCCATTTAGTTTCTCCTGTTTCAAAGATAATGAGTCCTGTAAATAAGTAATATAGGTATTTGAAATTCTAGATAACTTAGTTGTTTTAAGCTTATTTACTGTATTAAATAAATATAAATCTAATAACGAAGGATCTTTAAAGGTTTTAATATTGTAATCTAACATTTCTTCAATATAATTTATAAGCTTAACAATGCGTTTCGCTTTATTATTCTTTCCTCGCTTCATTTTGTAATTTCTCCTTGTGGTTTTCTGGAATAAACGCGTTATCAACCGAAGGCGCTTCATGATATATGTTTTGACCATATGAATATTCGCTCATAATAAGTTTGATAATATTAGAGAAGCCTCTAATAATTTTCGGATTTAGATTCTTAACTTTAGTTTTTAGAATATAGACCCGCATAGCATTTAATGAAATTAAAGTTGCAGTAAATCGTAGGGTTTTACCTGATACTCTGACTGGTTTAGGCGCATTAGCTACAACAATAGCCTCCGCATTTCTAACTTTACGAAGCAAATCTGCACCAAGTTTAGCCTTGTTATTCTTTCCGCGTTTCATACTATAGTGTCTCCTTGTCTATAATATAGTCTTTAAATGTTTCTAAATAATATGGTAGTTTATCATCTGTAATTAACATATGGCTACTACATGTCCGCATTTCAACATCGAAAGCGTAAGTATTTAAAACGATTATATCTTCTGGGTTTTTAACAAAATTATCAAAATCCTCTTTATAAAATTTATAGTACCAATCTGCTACTAGTATTTTCATTTTATTTATCCTTTCGATTTGTCCACATTTCAAAAATGGCAATAACTGCCATAATACATAATACAGTTATAATAAATTTATCGTTTCCCATTTTACTCTCCTTTTTATGCTTCAACAACTGGAAAATATACGTCTCCAATTACAAGAGAACAGACGCTAAAATAATATCCGCCATTGCCCGCATTGGCATAACAATCAGCTTGGGTAACAGGGTTCTGATTACTATAAATGGTTACTGTGTTATGATTTTCGTATTCGTCATCGAATTCTGCATCAATATCAAACCTATGATCCACATAATCACCAATTTTAACATCAGTAATAAGAGCTTCAAGTTTAACATCTTTGAACTCACCAAATGCATATGCACAGCAATCATTATCGGTCATCTCGATAGAAACAATAGTGCCATCGTCAAGGTATAACTTATCTTCTTCAAATTTGACAATTGTTTTATAAAGTAGATGTTCCTTTAATTCTTTTTCATCAATACAGCGTAGTTCAATTTTAATTTACCTCCATATTCACCTCATTTATATAGGTCATTTTACTTCTACATAAATCAAACAAACAAAAGAAAAAAGAAAAAGCCGAGTAATTTTACTCAGCTCTTCTTGATTTTAGATATAAAGTTTTTAACTTTCATCTGGAGTCTAGAGTCATTATATGCTTCTGTCGCTGCTACTAAACCTGTTAGTGCATACGAACCAAGCAATACAACAATAAATCCATTTTTAAGTTTATTCATAATATATACCTCGCTTTCTATAATGAGATATGTAAATTTTTTAATCTTCCTCAATGTTTTCATTTGCGATGTGTTCGAAAGCTTTTGGTCTATATAATTCACGAGCAGCAGCCCGCTTATCTCTTGGTATAAGTGAGCGTAGCCCGCCTTCTTTTATAGAATCCGCAACTATACCGTTCTTATCATTATAGACAATAGTTGTCTTTAAGAAATAAGGATTCTCAATTAAGAAATTCGTAAGTTCAGATAACTTCATATCATATATACGAGATGAAGAAAAGATTCGATATGCTTTAGAATGTAGCTTGCGAAGATATATTGTTGTGCTACTAGTTGATGAACGACAGATTTTACTAATATCATAATCATAGAACTTTATAATACCTTTTATAATTTCAGGATCAATATTTCTAGTATTATATTGCGACCATTCTCCAGTAGCTTTTGTTGTTATATATAACTTAAAAGGAATGTCATGTTTTTTTAAAAAGTCAACTGTTTTATACATAACCTTCCTATTTTGTCCAATTGTTGAGTCTATTACATGTATCATGGCAGCTCCTAATCAATAGGCATATCCCAGCCAAGTACATGCTTAACCCCCTGTGCTTTCATCACCTTAAGCGTACCATCAAGATATTCAATAGACTTAAAAGGGCTTAGCATAATATTGGATTTTACTCCGGCAGTATACATAAGAATGTTCCCATCAAATAAAGACACCTTATGAATTTCTTCAGAACCTGCCATACTACAAACATTAGATTCTTCATCTTTACCTACAATAAGAATATCAGTTCGATTAGCTCCTAAATCTTCATCAAATTTACTAATGGTGACAATGAAGCCAGATTTACTAGCTTCGTCATCACCTGAGTCTTTTGAAAACCAATTCAAAATTCTTTTAAACATTCCTAATTCCTTTCATATTTAGTTCCTTTGAAAATAATATTACCGTCACCTACAGAATACACATCTTCAACGGCCTCTTTTACAAGTTGGTGATAATATGTCATATCGATATCATCAAACCCTTTATAATTACTTGCTAACTCCCATTTGAATCCTGATGTACCTGTTACAGATACATGTTTATCAGTCATCGTATCTGGGAAGCCTTCTGTAATAATGCGTTTAACTTCGTATACATCAAGCCCTAGTTCATCGGCAATCTTCTGCTTCTTAGCTTCTTCAATCTCATAATCGTTAAGTCCCGCAATCTCACGTTGTAACATATATTTTGGTTTGATCCATCGCGATTGAATCATTTGAGCAACATTACTTGGTTGAGTGCGAGAGATTTCTCGACCTGTGACAGAAGCATAAATTTGAGCATTCTTACCAACATATTGATCATCAAGATAAATAGCTGTCTTAACTTCCTTAGTTACAAAGAAATCTTTTTCTTCAACATCTTCTTGACTAAGCAGTGTCTTATATACAAATGGGTTTGTCTTCTTACCGAATTGTGCACCAATAGCTTCCCATTTACCTTTCTCATCTTCTGGCCAACCGATTTCCGCAATAACTGTAGCTCGGTTAAGTAAGGCCATACGAGAATATGTGTGTTCGTGTTCGAAGGTATAACCATATTTGTTAGCCAAATCCATTAGGAAGTCAATAACTTTTTGATCTCCCTTAGGTACTTTAATAGAGTCTGTCTTAATATGAGCGGCTTGATAATCCATTTTCTCGACCGCTTTTTGGGCTGTAATCATAAATAAAGCACCACGTTTCGCAATACAGTTATCGACGTTACGAGGGTCTTTGAATTTGTTAGGCCAAGGTGCCGATGTCATACCATATACAATATTGATAATAATCTTTAATGCATGTGCAAGACCTTTAACAGAGCCACCTTCCAAATATGGACGAAGTTTATCTGCCAATTCAGGATCAACATCATCAAATGCATGGGATGCCTCTTCGATATTGCCATGTTTGATACCCATACGACATTTAACCAAGGCGGCAAATTTTGGTGTATATGGGCCAAAGTAGTTCATAGCGATTAGGCTATGAGGGTGCATAGAAGCAATATCCAAGACAATAACATCTTCGTAAATACCGGGTTCAGCATGGACATATCCGCCTTCTGATGGGTCTTCTCCAAGATATTCTGATTTTTTCTTGAACTTATCGAAGGTGTATCCTGGAAATTCCTCAGCTAGGTCATACCAATTGAACTTGTCTTGTGGGTTCGGGTCGTCTCCAAATAAGAATTTCTCAGCTTGTGTCTGAGTCTTGACGTTAGGAGATAGCCCGTTAATCTCAGCAAGGATTTTACGAGCATTCCATGCGTCTTGACCGTCTTTGGATTTGAATAATTCTTCCTCTGAGGTTACGTCATTAAGCATATATGCCGCACAACGACCCCATGCATGCTCAGGAAGAGGCTTAGTCCAATCATACTCAAACTCGTCATGACGTAGACCTAGTTTGATTTGCCATTTCTTCAATGACATCTTGGTATCTAGGAACTCGTAAATATCACCATAAGAGATATCATTAGCGGCCCAGATTTTAGCACGTTTGTCTCTCTTTTCGATGATCCCTTGGGAACGTTTATAACATTCCATTTCATCATCACCTTGCATACGACCATAGGCAATATGGTTATCGTATCCAAGGTTATTGAAGCCAACCATAGGGTATGTATCGAATAAATGGCGAACACGTTGAGGTGTTGGGTTAATTTCAATACCAATCTCTTTCTCGTGTTCCTTCCACCACTCGTTAATTAAGATAGACTCAATTTCAGACAGACTAGTACAGTCTTCTAATCCTCGGTAAACCGCCTCTGGTACCTCTAGGCCGTATTTCTTCCAACCTAACATATATAGATTAGAGAATACTTCCGAGTCAAAGAACACGATATCTTCATCTGGTAAAATAAGACTATCGGAATATGATTCAGTTTCATCTTCTGGAACTCTAAAGAAATGCATCTCAGATACCATCTTCAAACATTGTGGGGCTTGGTTGGTAGAACTAAGTGCAAATCGTAGTACTTCTTGTTGCTTATGTCGCAAGTCATAAATAACACCAGCTTCATACGCATCATCTAGAACTTTAGCGATAAATGAAATCTCAGGAGCCGTCGCCCCATGATGCTCTTTACGAATACAAGCGTCAATAAAGTCAAGAAGTTTTTTCTCTGTCCACATAATATGCTCGACATCTTTATACATTGTCTTCTTATCCTCCTTTATTGGTAGACCACTTGAAATATGAGCAGTAGGTAAGTCATTAGCAGAAATAAGCTTTCTACGTAGTGATGAACCACCCTTAAATACTTTAATTTCAATGTCGTCTGATATACGGTTATTTAATTTAGTAGCATCACCATCATACCAATAATGTAGATGAACACCACCACCAGACTTAGATACTTCTGTATATGTTGGAGGATATTGTGATGCTAATTCAAGATTCTTAGCAAGGTCTTTCTCGCCATCATCATTCTTAGCATCAAAGTCAATAATAATATGTTCAGTCGGAACACGGACAAAGTGTAATTTAGTCGGGTCAATCTCCTTAAGGGTTGTTGTAACATCATCCCATTTCTTAAGGGGGTTGCCGTCTTTATTTGTATATTGAGCAGGCCAATCTCGACCTTCTAAGTCGAAACGAGAAGTCTGTCTACCAACCGTCAAGTCGATTCTAGGTTTATCAGACACCTCTTGTTTCTTCTTAGTTTCAGGGAAAGCCTCTTCGTATTTGAAACCGCGATACCAATTTCGTTTACGATTACCTTCTTCATCTTTTGTATCTTTGGTATATGTCTCAAAGAAACGTTGTAGGCCAAGGCGTAATCTATTCTTATATCCGTTGGTCTCCCATCCTCTTTCTTCAAGCATACCTTTATATAAAAGCTCTACTTCAGATAAGGTTGGGTTATTTTGCATCATCAATACGTTCTCTCGGACGAACTCAAATATAGAGTCTCCGTATTCAAGCATCTCAATATCTACATCGTTAGCGTAATAGAATGCGCCTAGACGAGAAAATGTATCAATAGCCTTTTGTGCAATACCTGCAAGCTCGTATTTGATACCATTCATTAACTCCTTATATCTTGGCCCTGCAATGAGATGCCCTGTTGGAACCGCCTTAAGGAGACGACGAACAATACCTGATTCTGAGTCACGGAATTGTGCGCGTTGGTTTGATGCAGTAATAATAAGACCTTTAAATGTTACAGGATATGGTCGTTGGTATAATTTACGTACAAATACTTCTTCGTGAGATGTTACTTTAAGTAAGGGGGTATCGTTCTTAATACGACTCAAGTCAGTATCCGAGTCAATCAGCAAAGGTAATTCTTGTAATGTACCTGTCGCATACTCAGACCCACTAGTAAGTTGTTTTAAGTCTATACCACCGATATACTGACCGAGCAGCATCTCAATAATTCTAATAATAGTACCTTTACCGGTTCCTGCTGGTCCGTATAGAAATAGAAATTTATCGATATTAATAATCTCACCTGTAAATAAGGCACCTAAACACCATAAGATTTTATCCAATTGGTCAGGGGCGTATAATACAGATGTCATTTCATCAAAGGCAGGCGTTGGTTGTGGCGTTGGTGTATATGGTAACTGGAATGTTGAATAATCTTCACGTTTAACTTGATAATTATCAAATAAAATTTTAGAGTTAAATACTTGTAAAGATTCAGGAGCATCCTCGCAATACTTAACGAAATTACGCATAAGTCCAGATCCCGCATTCTGCATGAATTTAAGAGAAATGCGTTCGTATCCTTTTGCTTTCAATTCAACGTATTTATTACGAATTTCATGGTCTACAGCACGAACAACATCGTTCTTTTCCATAGACCATTTTTCACCATCCCACATTGCATAAAAAGCACCGCCTTTTACCACAATATCCTGTACGTCACCGCCTTGGTTATCTAGATAAGTAAAGTCCGCAGAAACGACGGCATCGGCTTTCCGATTAGGACCAGTCAATTCCTCAACTGTAATATTGAAGAAATCTGGTTTTCTATCCGTCATATAAATCGCTCCTTTAATATCCTATCCAAACAACTTTACTCATATCAATATATTTCTCATTACAAGAGTTTCCAAATGGGCCAGCGTGCTCATATCCCTTATCGTATTTAATCACAAAAACATCATTGTTAAAGAACGCTTCTTTAAATGACTTATATTGTGATTGTAAGATATCTTCAAGGAATACTTGTTCGCCGTTAAAGGAATATTTAACTTGAATATATCCTTCTTTAGCCATTATTCGTCCTCTTCATCATCTCCATACTGTTCCCGCCAAGCTTCTTCAAAGTCGATAGCTCGACCTAGGAACTCATTGTATTCGTTATATAGGCGTACGTCAAAACCGGTATCTGTGTCCCCTACAACTTCAACGACACGACCAAACATACCAAGTTTCTTCATACTACTATTAGGAATGACTTGCACATTACGGTGTTGTAGTACCTTAGAGATAATAAGAAGTTTCTGTTCGATATTCTCAGCGTTTAGTATACCTGATTCATACAACATATAAGCAATCATAGGAAGGCGTTCACCAGCTTCAGTATCTTCTACGAAATGACATGCATATTCAAATAGCAGCTCACCAAATGTTACAGGGAATTGTGATGAAGCATAATATGTATCCGTTCCGAAGAAATCTTCACGACGTTCATATACTTCTTCCCATGTATTATTATCAAATTGGTTATATGGTTGTACAATACGAGTATCGTTAACTTCTAGTAATTCTGAGAATGTGTCAATAATGCTCTCGATATTAGGTCGAGATAAGAGAAGACCCATGTTATAGCGTTCAGAAACATATTGAGCAGATTTAGCGTCATCATATAATTCGCTAATCATAACCGCCTTATATTGGTTCCATGCCTCTACGCTATTTGGGTCAGTATCATGGCGCATACTTTGGCCCTCATTTCCTTTAAGTTCTTTTGCAGATTCAACTACGAAATACGGGATATCTTCATCACCAGTATTGAAATATTCATTTTCCTTCCAAACATTGTGATGTTCAACTTCTTCATTAGCAGTTTGTTCTGAACCTTGATGGAAATCATCATCTTCACTAGGAACAGGCTCAATATCCACAACTTCAGGTCGGTCAAAGATTGAACGAGTTTGGCGACGGCGCATTTCTTCAAGTTCTGCATTCTCGATTTGCTCGCCGTTTTCATTAGGTGTACCGAATACTAGTTGGTCAATATGATCTTCTGCCAAAGCCAACTGGTCGTCACGTAGTTGAATAGTAGCTTTTAGTTCTTCTTTCTCTTTTTCGAAAGATTCTTTTTCTAATTCAGCAGCTTCTCGAATATCGCTGATTTGTTGTTTCATTTCTTTAACAAATCTATATGCAAAATATCCAAGTCCTGCGATACCGGCTGTAATAAGTCCGGCTTTAACAAGAGCTTCTTTGTTCATAGGTTCTCCTTGTTACCTAAAATAATATTAATGCATTTCTGAATATTATCAAGGTCATTGTTTGTAACTGGGATAGAAAAACAATCACCTGTATAATCTATAATCTCTATAGAAAGCTGATCATCATCAGAAATAATATTCATTTCAGAGTTAGTTTCCGTTTTTAGTTTAAATGTAAATTCCATCGTATACCTCCTGAGAATATAGTGGAAGACCGGGAATCTCGAAGTTGTCCGGCCTAGTCCTTTACTCTCTATATTCTAAATAAGATTATCCCTCTTCGACAGCAGGCACAACTACGACAGGTTCGTTATATAGTTTATCCCATGTTTCTTTAACTGCGGATGCGATATCTTCAGACGATAGGTCTTTAGTTACTTTTGGTGTATAATGCGATTGTGCATGATATGATTTATCATCAAAAGTTACCCAACGAGTTTCCATATGTTCAGGTAGCAGCATATTAAGAGCATTTGATGTAATGCGTTCAACATCAACCTCAGCCTTTTCAAGACGTTCTTTCAAAAGTTTCTCAAGATTTTCTTTTTGGTCGATAACTGCGTTATATGTTTCGATTAATTTATCTGCTTCTTTTTTGGTAGTTCTATGACCGGATTTAAAGCCGTAAGAATACCCACCAATAGCAGCAACACATAGAAGGCCAACACCAATATAGAAAGATTTCTTAACCTTGCGTTTAGATACTTTAATTGGTTCTTGTACTTCTTCAACTAAGATAAGGTCTTCATCATCTAAAAGTTCAGTTTGTGTTTGCTTAGGTTCTTCCTCAGCGTAGACGCCTTCTTTATTCTTATAATCTTTATAGTTCTTGTATAATGCGTATCCGATATAAGCAAGATTAAGAGCGCCGAATAATCCGACGCCAGTTGCCACTAAGTCACGTTTTTCCATTTTGTTTTCTCCTTTTAGATAAAGTAATCAGCAATGTCGCTACCAAAATCAACGCTTGATGTAATATCACGAACAGGTTCAAATTCAATTACAGGTACAGGATATGGATAACCGTTCTCGTCTTTAACCATTACAATATGTGTATCAAGAGCGAAGTAGTCATGGTCTGTCCAACCTAGCTCAGAACCAGCACGGCGTTGTGGTTTTTCCAATGGGATTTTAAGCACATCATATACTGATGTAAGAGTTAAGAATCCTTGACGTTTAAGTTTTTGTTGTAAAGCATTTTCCATAGACGCAATAAACATTTCATTGTAGTTCAAATCATCCTTGAAGAACTCACTAGACTTATTGAAATATGTATACTCCATCCACTGCACATCACTAGGATTTACAACAGTAACAGTCTTAGGTTTCTTCTTACCTTCTTCTTCTGGCCCTGCCAATACTTCTTCACGTTCGCCAATAAATTGAGCGTTGGGGTCATCCGGATATTGCTCACGGATTTGTTTACGTAGACGATGGTTTGCTTGTGTAGCAGACGCCAGTGCAGAAGCCAACAATGCGTTACGTCCTGTCAAGACATGATATGAACGAAGGATAGCGGTTGTAGATAAGGCCGCTGTAGTGATTGCTGGTGCAAGAGCTTTACCAACACGTAATACAGTTTCTCCTACTGGTACAGGCATGTCATTCTCACGCAAATATTCAACATCTTCTACAATTGTGTTAATCTTATCTTTAGCACGATAAGCTAAAGCCGCAGTAACACCAAACCCAATAAGACCAGTAACCATCATAATAAGAGGTTCTTTTTTCTTATAGTTAAATGCTGCTACACCGACGTTTTCTTTAAAAGTTTCTAATTTCCACTTCATTTTCTATATACTCCTTTTATCCACAAATCTTATGAAATAACCAACTGATTAACGCAATTACGACAATCACAAAGAAAAATTTAAATACAATAAAGGCGAATACTCCAAATATTAGGATTAGTAAACAACCTATTAAAGTAAGTAAAAACGATAACATTATTTATCCCCCGTTTGTTTGTTTACGTTTTCTAATGCGTTATCAAGCATCTTCTTACCATTCTCAAGCATAAATGGTACTACACCGAAAGCTACGATTTTGATTGTGTTAAGCATAAATTTCTTGTTGTTCATTTTAGTTTCTCCTTTTTATAAATTAAATTACTTCAACTGGTGGTAATGCGATAATATATTTACCACGAATTGGCATAATACGGACCGTGTTTAAGTTTCTCCAGCCATACGCGTTGTCTGTATAGTTTGTGCTAGGTTGACCAGCATAATCATAATAATCAGCAAGACGGGCGTATCCAAAGTTTAGAATATCCTGACGTAGGCTATCTAATACAATTTGCGCATCCTCATGACTGAACAAATAAATATCCTTAATTCGGTCAGGTTGGTTTAGACCACGAGTTTCCCGAGTATCGTTATTATGGTAAGAACTTGAATAGTTTGTATATGTGTTAGTTCGTCCACTTACACCACTACTCCGATAAGGATTATTCCAACCTGGGCTATTATATCGTCCACGGTCTTCTCCATATGCCGCCATATTAACGCCTGTAGTAATTGAGTTAACAACGGTATCCTTAATTGCAGGCGCAATAACCTCTTTACAAAGATATGTACCAATGGCTTTTACACCATTTGGCCCAAGGATTCCGCGTACAAGTCTTGTAATAAGGCCGGGTTTAATCTCCTCAGTTGACGAGGATTTAACAACCGCCTTTTTAGGTCGGCGTTCTACCTCTTCAACAACATCTTGCTTGTCAGCAGTATCTTTAGATACTTTTGCAACATTCTTAGCTTGGATTGCGTTGTAATCCGTTTCCGTCATATTGTTCTCCTTTTCAAAAAAAAATCGAAAGTGGTAATTCCTGTTTCCTGCCGGAATCAAACCGACGCCTCGATATTACTCGTGTGCTCTCATCGTACACCAAGTACTCCAGGATACCCTTTCTATATAGATGATGGTAAAAATTTTAAAGTTGGTGTCCCGTTAGGGTTACACAAAGCATTCCTTCTTCACGGTCAGATGGTGTTGTGGTCTGCCCCTCAACTTTAAATGGCATAGCTTCAATAGACGCAATGTCTTGTGTAGACCCTAGAGCCAACAATAAGTCGGTCGAACGCATATCGTCAATTGGATCAATTCTTACAATAACATCAACTCGGTTAGAGTCCTTATGTGGCAGCCGTTCAAGTTCATACATGTATTTATCTAAATATGTTTTCTTCATTCGTATCTCCTCAAAAAAAAAAGAAGAAGCGTAGAATTATTCTACAACTTCATCTTCTGAAACTTCTTCAACTTCAGGAATATTTTCATACTCATATACATTTTCATTTACCTTAAAATCTGCATCAATAATGTCAGAGTTTGCGTCGAACTCAGCAGGCATACCAGCATCGTAGGCTTTCTTACCAAGATAACCAATAGCCAAAGCTCCACCGAGTGCACCAGCAACAAGCCATTTATGTTTCTTAATCCAGTTAACACCTTTCTTCAAAGGGTTTTCTTTCTTAGATTCAACAATAGTTTGTTGTGATACAAGCTCAGCAAGTTTAGCTTGATCTTCTTCTGTAAGATTGTCTGCGATCTGGTTAACTGTTGAGTTAACTTCTTCTTTAACATCTTTTGCAACTTTAATTTCTGAAACTTGATTTGACATATTAATGTCCTCCTTTTATTTTATTATCGTTTCTATATAGACGGTTGTAAAAATTTTATTTAAATGGGTATTGGATAATCCATTTACCATGTGTATCTGAGTAATAATATCTTGGGCGAACAATCTTACTAGCTAGCGTAGGGTCCTTTAGATATAGGTCAAAGATATTCGTAGCTAGGTCTTCAAGAACATCCAAGTCATCTTCGATATGCGACACATCGCTAATAGGATCGACTCTAAGTTCAATACCAGTATCATCTATGCGATTATATGAAATACGCGTTCTATGTAACGCATCTACAAGAATAACATTGTTTGGATATAATACTATTTCATGATTCATTATTTCTTATTTCCTTTCTCAATATATAGGACATTACCTTTAAGGAAAGGTCCAAATGGTGAATCTGATTGGAATTCCGTTGTCTTAACATATAATACATCACCTGTACGAATTTTCATATTAGGGTCTGCGTTAAGAACGGTTAATCCTGCATAGATAGGGTCGTTACTTCCTGTAACATCGACCTTGCCTAGAAATCCATAAGCTTTCTCATCCGGGTCATATCCACCAATAGGATGCGGGTCACGTACTTCCCAACGAATAACCTTGTCGATAAAGTCGTCTTCTGATTTAACTTTATCTTTGAGTTCTTGGAATGTTGTAATATCTGCTTTTGGTGGATGCGGAATGGCGAAATACCAAACGCCAGCTCCTGCAACAAATAATGTCATCAATACCATCATAGTAAGTAGTATAGTTCTTTTCATTTTATTCTTCCTCCGTTTATTAAATTACTTGAGAGTCTATAACCTTGTTTGCGTTTAGAATACATTCTTCGATATAATATTTATAATCTATTGCTAGCTGTGCAATATTACGACCGCAATAATAATTATCAAAATTATATCTGCACCAATCAGACCATTCGTCAGCCGTTTCAAACATATAAGTTGTTAGATATTGAGTAACGACAGCTTCAACGACCATGTAACGGATAAATGAAAGATCATCCATTTCTTTAAGACGTTCTTCACGCATCTCTTCTAATTCTTGATGTGATAAAATATCCATTATCTATATCCTTTCAAATTATGAATAATCCTAATCATATTATAATATGAGTCTTTAAAGTATTTGGGCTTGTATGATATAATATCCCTTATCATGCCTTTTCTATCTCCACCAAACTCATCAAGAACCATATCCATGCAATTCTCATAATCGATATCTGTTGGTGATAGGTCACAAGATATAATCTTATCACGCATACGAGATACTATCTTATTAATATCGTCCTCATTTGTATTTGTAATAATACGCATCTTGAAATATGAGTAATAGAGTTGTCTCAAATCCTCTTTATAATATTTAAGGATAGTCGACGTCGGAATGCCATTAATCTCCCAGCTCGTAGATAGGAATATAATATAAAACATCTCTAAGTCTGAGTCGTTCGCTTCAAGATGATTTATAGACATTATACCGAATATATAATTGAAGAATGCACGTTTAAATTCTTTAGTGAAATATTCTTCATAATAAATATAATCTTTTTGCATAAATATCCTTTTTCAAAAAAAAAAGAAAGAAGTGTACATCAGTACAACTTCTTAATAAAGTTCTTTGCGCTAGACGTGAATAAACCATCTTCGGCTTCATAATCTCGAATGATTATAATACCAGCAATACTAGCAATAGCACCTCCGATTGTCGTAATGATAGCGGCTTTGACCTGTGGTGCCATCTTCTCTTTACCTTGCATCTTTCTGACTTTAATATCAGATAGAGCTTTGGTTAAGAGGTCAATGTCGTCCACAATATCAACCGTTTCTTTACTATTAACGTCAGCCTCTGCTAATTGCATATTAAGCTCATCGAGTTTAGCCTCGATAGTTTCTTCAAGTTTTGCTACATGATCTTTCTTAAATAGTTTCATGTGATTTACCTCTCTTTCTATATAGACGGTTGTAAATATTAGGTTACCAACTGATATAAATTGTTTCAAAATATTTGGCATTATCTGCTTCAAAATGTGATAATTCAACCTTATATCCAATTGGTACAAGGAACGCAGACAAATCCCTAGCAAGAAATCTTATATTATAGTTTGGTCCTAATTCTGGTAGTTGACCAACGTTTAAAATAATATATCGCTGAATAAGTTCTTTATCCGAAGCATTATCTAGTCTATCACTTATTATATTCAATATTTGTGATAATGTTTTCTTTATAATACTTAAAGATCTATTCACCATCACTTCAGCGCCGAACCATACAACATCTTCCATTTTATTCTCCTGTTATAAAAAAATAAATGAGTATTGTATTAATACTCATTCTTAAGTTTGGTTAAAACATATCGTGTTACTTTTAACCTTTCATCATGTTCCTTAGCATCTTGTTTCATATAGCCGTTTTTTACAAGCCTATCAATATAAGCTTCCTCCATAACAGCATATGCTGCAAGACAGTGGAATCCAATAAAACGTAATAACTTTCTCATGTTATTTTACCTCTCTTTCTATAATGAAAGCTGTAAAAATTAGGTAGCTATTGCTTATTAGGAACGTCTTTAGGATCCCAGTAAATCTTCATACCAGTTGGTGAATTTCCGATAAGTGCATATACTGGTTCAACGACATAACCTAGATTTGTTAAAGTATTCTTAACTTCTAGCAAAATTTCTTTTTCATATAAAAATCTACCATTATCAAATGTGGCTGAATTTATCTTTTTAAATATTGTATCGTTCTTAACAATAAGATTGGTATATCCCGGTTCCATCCTATCAAGTTTATCTGCTATATCATCATATAGCGTATCAAAATCTAGATCTTTAATGTAATTATTTTTCTTCTTATCCATTTGTTCTTTTACTTCAATAGCTTTCTTAAGATTATTCATTCTATTTATCCTCCTTGTCAATTGTAACCATATCATATTTTTCTTTTAGATGTAAATACTCATCATAAAAATATGTTGCTGCTTTATCTCTTATTTCCCAACGTTTCTTATAGATATCCCTTTGCTGAGTAATACGCTCTATTTCATTAGTTTTCACTTTTAATTTTCTATCATAATCTTCTTTAGCGATATTCATCCCAAGTAAAAAAATCATAATAAACGCGCAAGCCAAAGATATAGCATACATAATATATTCTGTTAGTTTGCTTTCTAACATATATACTCCTTTCAAAAAAAAAAAAGAAAGGGTATTAATAACCCTTACTCATAAATACATTTTAATAGTATAAAGTACTTTCGAAAAATCATAGTCATTAACGTGTCCAATTCCTTAATCGCTTGTCGTTCTTTATACTTTCTAAATAAACCGTCTGCTTTTCTCCATTTATCTACAGTAATGGTAAGTTTACATAATAAAACCTCGAACTCTCGTTCTAAGTCTATATTGTGTATAAATTCGCCATTATTTACATATCTGAATAATTCAAAACAGTTATCTTTAAAAAGTAAAGAATATACGATCTTCTGAAATTGTCCTCTACTAGAACCATAATTGAAATAATACCTTATCATATCATTTGGTAATTTATTAATATCCATAGTTATTTACCTCTCTTTCTATAATGAGCGATGTAAAAAAAAAAGAAATGAGCGTATTAAACGCTCACAACCAAATATTGTTTACTACCACTATTATCTACATGGAGTTGGACGTTATAACCTTTATCTAACAAACCTGTATAGATAAGGTCAAGATTTGCTTCCAGTTGGTTTACAGCAAATCCTATATGAGCAGCTGCTTTATCAAGATTAACTTGAAAAACAACTCTCTCAGGATCTTCCATAAAATCATCTGCAATTGTGTTCTCGATCTTATCCAACAGTTTAGATAAGTTTCTACGTACCGCATCTCTGCGTTCAAATAAAATAGTTTGCAATTTTGTATTGTTCATGATATTTACCTCATTTTCTTTATTCTATATAAAGCGTTGTAAATATTTTACCATCGTATAGCTATCGCATAATCATATTGTATGATTTCCACATCATATCCGAGTGATTTTAGATAGTCTATAAAACTAAGATGATCACAATCAAATTCATCTAATATATCAAGTCGTAAATATAAACCGCTGTTTCTACATAAATCAGATTTCCTATAAACTTCCATAAATCTATCGTTTATATATTCTACAATCGGTTCGCTACCTTTCGGTGGTTGAAATTTTGCACGGTTCTTCAAGTCAAATGCGGTTGGTAGTGTAGGGTATCCCATGTTATATCTCCTTTCAAAAAAAAAAAGAAAACCGGAGTTTTCATTTATCGCCCAAACAGAGCTAGAATGAAATTACCGATTCCTTTTAGAATAGCTGTGAATCCATAAGATAGGATCCAAAATGCAATTAATATTCCTAAAAATAATCCCATTTTTAATTCCTCCAAATATTTCATATTATTCTATATAGTAGACTGTAAAATTTTGAAAAAAAAAAGAAAGGGTAGTAAAAATCTACCCTAGATATCTTAAATTAACATTAAAAGCGTCTTCATATAAAATTCAGCTAATCGCTCCATTTGTAAATCAAGTTTCTTAATTTGAATACGCGCTCCATGTTTTCTAAAAATCCCGTCCGCTTTATCCCATTTATATACTATACGAGTAATCTCACATAAGCATAGCTCAAACTCCATGCTGTAAAAAATAGAAAAAAAAAATGAGCGTTGTAGATTTTACTCCACAGCGCCCTTATATTAATAACGAAGTTTTTCACCATACCACTCACCAGTTAAATCACCCATAGCAATCCAACCGATAATACCATTATGGTTGATTTTAGCCCAGTGCCAATCGCATTGCGTGATTGTGGATAGAACTTCGTATTTTCTATTAATATCGCATACACCTAATGATTCTGCAACACGGGTAGGTTCTCTACGAATATGCAGAGCCACACGAGGGATAAAGAACTTAGGTTTCCAGTATACGTCCTCATATGCATCGACTTTAGTCTTAAGTGACTCGACGGCTTTCTTCATACCACCAGCACCAGTCCAAGGTTTCAATGCACCAAATATACGTATAAATACAGGAGCTTGTGTATTCCAAACATAATGTTTTAAGTCTTGACCACGAGTTTCCTTATATGTCTGACGTAAGAATCCTAGTTCATCTTCATTATGAATATATGCGATTTCGTTAACCTCGCCGTTATAATAATATACTTTACGAGGATCCCAGCCTTGAAGATATTCTTGCCCAGGGTCTCTATCCTCAATACGGAATGTAAAACATATAGACATCTCGCAACCTCCTCGCTTAAGTAGCGTTTTCAAGTTGCTTGATAATCTTGTTCAATGCCGCTTTGATATTATTATCTTCGGTAGATGGTTTCAATGCACCAAATATACGCACGTATACTGGCGCTTGAGTATTCCACTCATAGTGTTTCAGATCTCGTCCACCATGTGTATCATTGTAAATAGCACGTAGATATTTGAGCTCTTCTAAATTATGGAGCGGTTGGATTTCATTAATGGCACCATTATAATACCAAATAGTTTGAGCGTTCCAACCAGCATCTCCACTAATCATAAATGTAAAATCCATGGTTTCTCCTTGATAGCCTGTTGGTCCTCCACCACCTGGCCCTCCGCCTTGCCCGCCACCGGCAGGAGCATCGATACCATCTGAGTATGGAGGATAAATAAATCCAATGATATTCTCTGTAGGGTTGCCGAGAGAACGGACGCGATATCTAGCAGGGCCTCCCGCTAAACCACCATCTACATTCTGTTCGACAGTCTGGAAGTTACCGTTACCATCAGGTTCCCCTACTACAATACCTGTATGTCCATATCCGTGATAAGATACCCGCATACAGAATATAGCACCAGCCCTAGGCAATACATTACCACCAGTCGTATGCCAGCCAAGTCCTTGACCTGCACTTAACATATCGATACCATTACCCCACATAGAGCGACCAAAGAACTTCTGTGCGACCATGTTAGGGAGGTCGACACATTGCATACCATAGGCACCATCTGCATCAACCCCAATACCACGGTCAGCTAGACTACAAACCCAGGAAATAACCTCTGACTTAGTTGCCATAAGATTCTCCTTTCGGTAGATCTATTTTAAATCGTCTTCTTGTGTAGATTCGTTGTATTTCTTGCTAGATACACCAAGTACAGTACCGCCAAATGTAGCGAACAAAGCGATTGTACCTGTGATGAGAGATACGTCTACTTTATATAAAGCACCAAGACCTGTAATAAGGGCAATAAGCGCAGGTACAACTTGGATAACGATGCGTTTTGCAATATCATATTGTTTGTTTGTAAGTTCCATTTATAAATCTCCTATTTGTGTTGATTGCTTTTAATGAGGACTTTGATCTCATCAACATCCTCTTTAACTGACTTGAGGCCGTCGTTCATATAATCCATACGCTCAACTAAAGCTCGGATTATCTTTTGCTCTTCCTCATATTTATCCAACCTATATGAAATACTATCAATAAGTTTTTCATGGTGGGCGTCTCTAACTTCGAGCTCAGTTAGGCGGTGTTCTAGCTCTGTTGTACGATTCTTAGAGGCAATATAAAAACTTGCCCCACTAATAAATATCGGGAAAATAACCGTAACAAACCAGTGCATAAGTTCTTTCTCTTGCATGGTACCTCTCTCTAATCAAACCTTGGCATTACCATACTAAGCGAGCCTTGCTTGATCATATCTTCAACTTTTTGCGACTTATAGTTATAACCTTCATTCTCTTGCATTGTGAATGCGAAAATCGTAGGCGTACCTTTAGGCCACTTCTCGTTGGTATCATATGGATAAGGCATGGCCACCACATCACCATTGCCATAACGTTTTCCAGTTACTAATGGCTTAGCAGCAGATGCAATCTTAGCGTAGGCATGCGTATTCATGCTGCCTTTAATAGACACAGCGAATGCTACAATAACATCCATGGCACTATCTACAGCATCAATCTTCTCTTCAACTTTATTGAATTTATCATTTTCGGCCTTGTTAGGGAAATTGACATCATAGAACTCTTGCATGGCCATAGAATATAACTCGCCGTTTGTAAGTTCGATAGCCGACTCATCTAAGTAAATATGAACAACAGAGTTATTATCATCAACGAGAATAACATGTGTTCGCTTATTATTGGATAAATCATAATCTAATGACTTGGATTTAAACTCTAATTTAGACACTTAAATCTCCTTTCTATATTAATATTGGTGGGTAACTTATTTAGGCATAGGGTCTTCCGTCAGGTAAGTTATTGTGCCTGTCCAAACTGCGTTGTTGGTTAGATATGTGGTCATTCTAATCGCTCCAGCGCTTGATAAATGGAATATTGCACTCCCTATGATATTAACTCGCTCGTTCGCGTTGAGCACCAGTGTAGCATCTACTGCTGGTCTAAATCCTTCTGGAATAGTCTCTGGCATTAGTTCATTCTCATACTGACTGGTTATTGCTTTAATCTTTCTTACAATACTAATTGTTACAGTATTTCCAATACGAATAGCACTACCTGTAAATTGCCAAGGAAATGCTATATCTTTCTTAACGGAAGTAGGCGCTGGTTGTTCTACTGGATTAGCAGGTTTAGCTGGAGTATTATCTCCCATGTTATATTTAACCCAAGGAGTCCAAACGTTACTCCAACTTCTAAAACGAATGTATGACTCCAACTTAGTCGTAGTATACCTTTGCCAGGTCTCTCGCTCGTTTAAGTTGAAGATTTCCAGCATTCCGGGTGCGCCAGTAGGGCTATTTTTTGTGCCATCCCATGTGCCTTTAATAACATAAAAACCAGAGGTTCTAGCGTCGTTACAGTCGCGTATAGATGATCGTATGTCATGAACATTACCATTATTTTCCGTTAGCTGTAGTTGTTGGATAGGTTTATTATTTGCATAAATATCGCCACCGACGTCTAAAGCGCCACGCTCACGAACTTTGCCAATACCGACACCGCTTTGATCCATCGACATAACAACAGATCGAGTAGCAACTTCAACACGATACTGAGAACTTGTAAAGTTATCTTCGACAGTACCTATAACGATATATGACCTATCTGCAGGATATCTTCCGCCAAGGTTTGCTGTAGAATTAACCATACTAGAAAGTTTATCAGTCGCATTAAGATTGGCGGGGCCCGTATCGTCGATAAAAGCCTCTGTACCAAACTGAGCAACTTTAAAGGATACCTTCATGGTATTTTTTTGCTTACCATCTACCGTTAAAGGATTTATTTTGACATTTCTAGTAACTTGCAATTGATCGGCATTAGGTCCAATCCGTTTAACATCAAAACTAATCTGAGGGAGATAGTAATCAATAAACTCTACAGGTATGTCTTTAGGCGCGCTAACACGACCGCGACTATCTGTAACTGTAGCACGCACAATCGCTCGTCCAACATAATGAACGTTACCGATAATGCCTTCTTCTGTATATGCCGAATATGGCTTATCTACAATAAAAGCATTATATTTAGTTATAGTAGAACCATATGCCCCAGTAGCACTACCGAAGTCTACTTTAAGATTAGATAAAATAGTTACAAAAGTGTTCGGCTTCATAAACTTGGCTATCTTCTCGTTCATATCTTTGACTGTTATACTTGTTATACTCGGTCGAACTGAATCGGGAATTGTAAGAGTAAGTCTTCGGACATCTCGACCTATCTCACGACCATTTTGATAAGTAATATATGTTATACTACCTTCACCTTTAATTGAGTCAGGAGTTTGCTCGCAAAGCTCCATAGGAGGTGTCCAGTTATAATTAGTGGTAACTGTATTTCCTGTAATGGAACGCTTCCACGTACCGTATTCTACATATATAGAATGAAAGAACGCGTCGCTAGCTCGGTTAATAGTAAGGTTTACAGGCGAGCCGATTGTCGCACTAACATCGCCACCCTTACTAGCACGAGCTATATTTTGAAGTTGTAAATCGAATGCGGCCCTAGCAACGCCATACCCACCGATATTAATATCGATAGCAGTTGAAATATTTATAGATTTTGTACCATCTGCGTTATGTGGTATTTCATAGTTCTTTTGAAGTAAGGGTTTTACTTGACCTTGTGTAATACCGACATCGACCGTTACTTGCTCCTGAATACCGCCAACATTAATCCATAAGGTTCTGGGATATGAACCGTAAATGGCGGCATATCCATTTGCAATTAAGATAACTTGGACATTTACCAACGAGGCGTTTTTACCCTCAATTGGTGAGCTCCAAGCGGAGAAGAGGTCTAACTGTAAGTTGGGACCGTAATCTCCAGTAAAGTTAACACGTACCATACAGTTAAGCACCTCCTACAAACATTGTTAAATTTCTGTTTAAGTTAGTTGGATCCTGGATTGTTACAAAACGACCAATACGGAGACTCTTGACGAATACCCCGTTGTCGATTTGCAGAACCCCTTGTGATATAGAGGCGACCTCTTTACCACCAGAGATGAATGAGATACGATCATTTGAGACAAGTACTTTAGAAGCACCGTCTTTACGACCAACAATAAGACCCTCTTCGGATTGAGACATATATGTATCTACGAACTCGGTCATGAGTTTAAGCTCTCCGACTTTACGTTGTAAGTCAACTATACGCTCACTAGCCCGAATAGCAGCGAGTTCCGCCTCTTTACGACCGGCCTCTTCTACAGCAGAAAGATTCTTTATCTCATTTATCCATTTCTCAACTAAGTCAGCAGCGGCCTTTGCATCCATCTCAGCTTTAAGTTGAGCATCACGTTCGGCTAGCTTATTAAGTTGATCTTGTGTTAGAGATTGGTCAGCTTTCGAGTTAAGTTGTTTCTCCGTATCTTCCGGAGCCGCGATCCAATCTTTAGGTACGATATTTCCTCGAACCATAATTGGTCGTCCGACTTTAATTTTACCAGACTTTGAGATAAATATATAAAAGTTAAACCCATCAAAGTCAAAGTCTTTAGTGGCAGTAAAAGTTATGTTGTGCACTTCCCATGAATCTGGTTTAGATTTACTAAGATCATAATTAAATAAAGCGGTATTATTAGCATGATTCTTTAATATTAAGTTTACGCTACTATTTAATTGAACACTAGTATCCCTATAAATAGGAAGTCTTATAGAAAAAGCTTCCCCTTGTTTTACTGATCGGATAGAGGTGTCCCATGACACTCCCCAAAATTTATAATCAGATTGATTTCCTGAATTTATGACAATACTATCATCGGAACTATCATAAGAAAATATAGAAGACGTGTCTCCAGCAGGGCCATGTTGAATATGAAAATGAACCATATCAGAAGTATTTAGTAAGATATTACGATAACCTAGCTCTACATTTCCTAATACATCAACCCATTTATACTTAGTAGGGTCTGTACTATCAGCTTCAGTAAAATCGGTATATGTGCCCATATATCGTTTAGTACTTCCGCCACTCACAGTAAACCCGGTTCTACCATCAGCAGAGTCGGCATAAGCAAAGTGGATATATGATGTCTTACCGTCAGCTCCAGGTTTACCAGGGATACCATTAGAACCATCAGAACCCTTCCATTTAGTCCAGCGATAAGAGCTTGGATTATTACTATCGGCTTGAGTAAAATCCTGATACATACCAATATATGATTTATTTTGATCAGTTTGACTAAACCCTCCGCCACTAGCATTATCAGCATAAGCTATATGAGTGTATTGGGTTCTTCCATCAGCACCTTTCTGACCAGGGATGCCTTGATCGCCTTTAGGGCCTTGTAGACCTTGAATTCCCTGAGGGCCAGTAGGGCCTATAGGCCCAGTATCACCACGATCACCCTTAGCCCCATCGGAACCTTTAATAAGACTCCATTTATACTTAGTAGGGTCTGTACTATCTGGCTGGTTGAAGTCAGTGTATGTACCCATGTATTTATTACCAGGTCCGCCTAATACAGTAAATCCAGTTCTACCATCAGCAGAGTCGGCGTAAGCAAAGTGAACATAGGGTGTTCGACCATCAGCTCCAGGTTTGCCCGGAACGCCATTAGCCCCATCTTCACCTTTTACTCGTTGCCAAGTGTAATCAGCAGGGTTGGTACTATCTGTCTGAGTATAGTCAGTATATATACCCATGTACTTGCGTGTAGTGTCGTTCTTAGACGTTGTGAAGCCTTCTGTACCAGTCGAGTTATTAGCCCAAGCAAAGTGTACATATGGCGTTCTACCGTCTCTACCAGTCGCTCCTGGGACACCGTTAACCCCATCAGACCCCTGCCACTTACTCCAAGTATATTTCTTAGGATCATCGCTTTGGTAGGCGTTAAAGTCTTGATAGATACCTATAAATTTCTTATTAGTATCGGTCTTACTAAAACCGCCACCAGAAATATCATCAGCATAAGCGAGGTGCGTATACTGTGTTTTTCCGTCATCTACGTCTACAATCGTAATCTGACCTGTTGAAATTATAGCCATAACACACCTCCTTACTTAGTTTCTATAGCTACTGTAAATGTTGACCTATCTTTAACATCGATATTAGTCACGCTTACAGATTTCTTCTTAGACTCAGGACGTTGGCCCCAAGCCTCATCTACAACACCATTGGCTAGAGTCTTAGTCCAAATATAGTTAAAGGCCTCACCTTTAGTATCAATCTCGGTATCATCCCTAAATAGTTTAGCAGTCAAGATAGTCTCAATGACATTGTTCTTGAATGTATCGCCATTACTTGAGTGTACGACCGTCATAACCGGAGATACACCATCGTTAACCGTCGATACAGTAATGTCTTGAAACTCAACAACACTACCTTGGTATATGGCCTGTATTGTCACAAGTACAACACCGCTAGTTCCTATATTAGTCTTAGATACTTTAAACTTAGGGCCTGTCCCAGCCAGCTTATTATCTATATAATAAATGAATTCTGCCTCATTAACCTCAGAATTACCTTTTAATAAGGTAGGTATAAACTCACAACTATCAGATACCTCACGAAACATCGTAGGGCCTGTAGTTTTTACATTCATTTTGAAAGTTTGAGCCTCTGCTATCATACGTGACATCGTGGCCATCAGAGTTGTATTGTTTGACGGTCTAGTTGCAACGACATTAGATAGAACAAGCTTAGTTTTGCTAGGATCTGTTGAACAACGTATCATCTCAGTGATACGGGCTCTGATAAGAAGACCTCCAGCAAAGTGTTCGTCTGTGATGAAGATAACATCGCCAATCTTAATGTCGTATTGTTGCAACACAATCGCTGAATTCAAGTCAATTTCCCAGGTTGTAACTGGATACATGTACTGTTTAAGCATACGCACACCGTAAGCCCAGGCCTCATCAGCAGTGGTGAACTCAGTTTTTACATCCCTTATAATCCAGTTATCACAGTTATCCCTCTTATTTACAGAAGGATAGAGTTTAGCCGATATCGGAGCGTAGATTGTATGTGAGTTACGTGTACAGAAGATTTCAGTATGGACGCCATCAGCAGCTTTGACTTCTTTAGCCTTAGGTTGGGTAATATAGGCTCCGTCTTTATTCCTCATACGAATACCAGAGAATAACTTTGTCTTATCCTCCTTCTTCACAACAGACACGACGTCTCTACCCATCTGCAACCTAATATCAGTACGAACGCGGCCTAGACCTTCTTCACGGTCTCCGGCAATAGCTCTTGACTTATATACATTAAGAATATACCTATCAATCTGACCACCTGGCGTAAGTCGGGTTATAATCTCCAATTCCCCATCAAATGCTTCAACAAGCTTGATAATCCGAGCAAGACAAGTATCCTCCTCAGACTCAAACTTAAGTTTTAGCTTGCGGTCACGTACTTGGCACACGCCCAACTCAATACGAGTAAGACTAAACAAGTTCATGTTGCCGACATACTCTAAGAATGTCAGAGCTTCAGTAGCTTCATAAGCTAGGGTCTTCTCATTGAGTAGCTCTAAGTTAGTTGACGTACACTCTAGCTCAATAGTTGTATTAGTCTCTTTCCTTGTCATCACATTGAATACATAGTCGACCCCATCTTCATGGAAGGATATATATGCCTCAGATGTCAAGTTACTAATACGTTCATTAAGTTGACCATTTGTGTATTTATCTACAGTAAATTTAAAGGTGGCCGAACCCTTACCGCAGAATTGATGAAACTCTTCGTTGTAATACTTAAGAGAACCCGGTATATCGTTATTGATATGATCTACCACGTTCATCGCGTTATCATGTACAGATAACTGCCATGCAGGTTTTCTATTCATTTTGAAGTTTCGGCCTCCTTTCTTACAACCAAGCTTCTTCCCACTCGACAGTCACATCGGGTGCAACGTCGACAAACGGAGAAGAGTGGATTTCTAGTTTAGACTCACCGGGTGGTATAGTGAAATACCGTGAGCCATTGATAAGGTCTCCTTCAGCGGACACACCTTTCTTAGAAGATGCAGGATCTGCTATAAATGAGATCTTACCTTCATACATGTCTACAATAACCTCACTACCAACACCATACTTGTTAGGAACTAAATCGTAACGTTGTGCATGGTTCTTTAGAAAACGTATAGATTGTAGGCATAAAGTGTTAAGATAACCTACATCAGCACGCTCATACTTAAGACGACCAAACATAACCCATACTTTAGTACATACGAGGTGTTCTTTAGATGAGTCAGTGATTGTCTTAGGTGCTCCAGCATAGCTATATGTGAACTTAGGTCCTTCCTTAATAACATAGGCATTACCCGTACGACTGTTAAAGCCTGGGTTAGGTCGTTGTTGACCTGGCTCATTGTCATTTGAACCGAAGTAATTCTCTTCCCGTCTAGCTAAGTCTGATGCATGGATATCAGAGGTTGTGAATGTCTGCATAGTCATATCACTATCTGTCCAAGGCTTATCTAGACTATATGCGCAGATAAGCCGATCATCTTCTGTCATAAATAGAAGAGACAAAAGACCTGTCTGACCAATCTTAGATGCCCAGAGTTTCATTGTGAAGTCACAACGGAAGTCCTTAGCACCTTTCTGACCAGCCTTATCAGGAGATAGCGGATATTCATAAATTGTACATCCCCAATCTCGACCAACACCCTTGCCACCAGAGCCAGACCAGTGTAGTCCAGGAGCATCATACCCTTGACCACCAATACCCTTAGCCCTCCAGTTGAGCGTCATGTCATTAACCTCAGCATGACTAGCAAATGGTAAAGGTGAGACATTACGGTATTTAGCTGTAATGTTGGTTCCTTGTAACCAGCGGTTGGTATCATTTGGGGCAATACTCAATAACATATGCGATTGGTCGTATGCTCCGGTAGCTATGTTAGTACCTCTACTATCAGCCGAGCTTGTACCGATCTCCATAATACCATTTTTGTTTACAATACCAATCCAACCGTTACTTGTATTGTTCTTTACTCTAATTTTAGGGTAAGCGGGTGCACTTCCTGCATTGTTTAAAGTTATTTTGACGACTTTACCATCTTTGGTAAGTGAGCCGACGTCAGCAGAAGTAGTCTCCGCGTTAAGTACCTTTGTCAGTTCAGAATGGAGGAGTCCATCAGGAACATCGAAAGATATTGAGACTGTAACTTTGCTGTTTTGTATGTCTTCAGTAAACTTAGGTTGTCCTGTAACAACAGCCATGTAGTATTTACCGTCTTGGTCGTCGAATTGTAGTTTCTTAGGCCCATCTGGACAGTCTAGAGCCCGTGCTAATTTAGTACGAAGCGCTAGAAAGTCTACAGGACCTCCTGACTTGGTTCCTTCAATAGTTATAGGATATGTACCACGTGTACCAGATACCCAAGTCTTACCAAAACGGCCAGTACCGGCGGAATATGTATGATCCTGACCGGCACCAGCATTACGTTCTACTTTTGTTACAGCATCTAGAAGTTTACCGATATCAACTGCTTCAGTTCCTTCTCCAAATATTATGGAGAAATATGAATCATCTCTCATAGTTGTGGTAAAACTCCATCTAACATATTTTGTCTATCTGTGAGCGTACGTTGAGCTTCTGTCATACCAGGAGCCAATGCACGAGTCACGAGATCTTTATCCATATATGTAACATTAACCCTATCTTGAGCAAGGAGATTATTACCAATCTCAGTGTTTTCAGTAATGGCGTTAAGCTTCTTATCCACACTCTCAAGGTTACGAACAACATCATCAATAGAAGATTTATTATCGCGAATATTTCTTGTATTAGGGTTGAGTGAATTGTAGTCTACACCAGCAGGAGACAGGGTAAGAGTACCCGCTCCATTCCAGCGATATCCTTCAATATTACTCATATCCAATACAGGTGTAATAACCGGACGCATCTCGATGTTATCATCAAGATAACCAGAAATCGTATCTATTGATTGCTGTACGAATGAGTTAACTCTATCCATATTATTACTAATAGCATTAAGTGATTTAGTTGAGCCTAAACCTGATGCAAATTCTTTTGCAATAGCCAAACCTGACTTAAATACGCCAGTCCATCCGGCTCCAGAGAATACCCCTCGCTTAGCTGGTGAATGGGGTTGGTGATGTTTAACACGTGAGTTTACACGAGCCATAGCGCCATCGATAGCTGCAAGAGCAGCAGAACTAGCTAGACCGCCAGCGAATGCCAATGTGATAGCTTCCCCTGAAGCAGCCGCACCACCAGTACCTTTAAGCCCTCGCTTAGCAGCAGAGTTGACTTGCTTACCAGCACCTTCAGCCTTACCCTTATTTTCACCAGATTGAACTGTGTCTGTAAAGGTCTTAACTGAGTTATTTGCCTCATCTGTCGCGCTGAATTTAAAAGACTCTTTAGTTCCTTTAGCTACTTCTTTGGCTGCAGTCTCAGCAGGTGTTTTACCTTTACCAATCTCAGCAGAATATTCCACAGTACCTTTCTGAGCACCGAGTACAGCTCCCGTGAAGTCTGTCAAAGCAGTTGTCAAAGACTTGGCTGTTTCAGCGGCTTTAGCAGATACATCGGTGTTCATTGTATCCATAGACGCACCAACTTGTTGATTAGCGCCATCAATACTCGCAGCAGCTTTTTGTCCCATACCCTCAATAGGTTTAAGATATTCATTCATATTCTCTTCAGAAACTCCTGAGAAGTCTCCTTCTGCGAATTTAGCGAGCATCTCTTGGTTAATCTCACCAGATTTAACACCAGCAAGAGCTTTGGTTACATCAAGATTACCACCAAACTGAGCATTAAGTTTCTCAAAGGCTGCAGTAATGAGTCCACTATCAAATCCATTACCGTCTCCAGTAAGACCTTGCTCAACGGCTTGTTTGAGTTGGTCACCAGAAGACTTGGCTTGCTCTTTAGCAGTAAGTACACCATTGGCATAGGTATATCCTGCTTCTTCTGCAATCTTATTAGCTTGCATTTCAGACATACCTAATTCAACCATTTTAGCTAGTAGTTTACCGGCTTCATTCGCAGAAATTGATCCGGATTTAAGACCATTAATAAACTGCTCAGGCGCTTGTATACCTAATTGCGAACAATAAATCCGTAGATATTCGAGTCCATCTTTAGCTTTCCCAGCAAATCTTTGTGCTGCTGCAGTTTCTTCAGGTCCTAATTTATCTAGAACATCTATAGCCTTGCGAATACCTTCTTCTGTAGCCAATGAAGCATATGTTTTAGTGGCTTCTACAGAATGCCGCATTTTATCAACATAACCATCAAATGCTTTATTTATATTATCAGTCCATCCTTTAAAAAGATTTCCTATAATAGGCATTTGACTCACAAAATCAACAATATAAACAAGCAAACCGCGGAGTACTTCTACAATAACCTCATTTATAGACTCCATAACTTCAAGTACTGCAGTCATAATTATATTTTTATTATTACGAAGCCATTGGGCAATCTGTTGTATACCCCCTAATAAAGCATCGCATAACCGAAGTACCCAATCAGGTATTTTATCAATTATTCCAAAGAAGCCTTTTTCAACAATAGTAATTAGAGTATCAATTATAGATTGAGCAGCTTGCTCTAAACCATGAAGAATACCTTTGATAATCTCCATACCAATTCCGCCGATTTTACCAAGGTTATTCTGAATACCTGTAAGTAGGCCTTCGACAATACCAGCAGCAGCACCGGCCATAAGAGTTCCTAGGTCTTCAGATCCTTTAGCGGCTTCTTTAAGGAATGCAGCAAAGTTCTTACCACCCTCTGCTCCTAGACGCGCCATAGTGTTGATTAGATCGTTAATAGATGAAACCAACCGGGCACAAGAATCTACAAAGTAGCCTATACCAGCAGCAGCAACCCCAATGCCTGCCCCAATTGTTAGGAATGCAGTAGCTAAAGCGGTAACAGCACCAGCAGCACCGGCACCGCCAAATTTGGACATTAATGTACCTATAGTAGCTAGAGCGCCAACTACCGTAACTAATGCCAGTACTTGGCCTAATAAATTGTCGGTAGATATAGTGCTTAATACTTTAAGACTAAGTGTAGCAGCAGCAACCAAACCTACAGTAGCTCCAAGTTTGATGAAAGCTTCCTTGTTAAGTTTGCCAGCGAGCTTACCTAAGGTAATAAACGCACCAACAGTCGTTACCATCAATGTTGCGCTACCAAGAACGCTTAAGAAGTTTCCGTCCATCTTACTTAAGACGAACATGCTTCCTGCGGCAACGACTAAGCTAGCTGAGATTATAGCAAGGTTCTTAACCCCCTCGTTTATACCAGCATCACCTAGCTTACTATTACCGAGTATAGCAGCAAGACCAGCAAAGGAAGCCACCATCAAAGCAATAGACCCGATAGCGTTTGCTACACCTTCAGGGTTCTTCATATCGGACATCGTTGATGCTAATTCTGTAACCATTTTGAAGATTATAGCCAAACCACCGAACAGAACAACCGCATTCTTTGTGAATGATTGATTAGTCTTGTCTAGTTTAGAGAATTGGTTAATCATCAATGACATGACTGCTATTAAACCGCCAACCGCTAAACCGCCTTTTATCAAAGCTCCTGTATCAAGTTTACCTAGTTCACCAACAGTCTCGGCCATAGTCTTCATAGACTTAGCCATAAAGGTAAATACCAAGAATGATGATAACTTAGTACCTTTTAAATCAGAAACTTTAGTAAGAAGTAAAGACATACCCAGTACAATACCAAGCATTGCAGTAATACCCTTAGTTAGGCTTCCAAGATCCATAGAACCTAGTTCTTTTATTGCAGGAATAATCTTCTTAATTGCATAGGCAATACCCACAAATGTAAGAATACTTACTGCGATCTTCTGAGTACCACGAACCGTCTTACCTTGGAGCTTGTTCATAATAGCCATTGAACCAAATATAGCCAACAACATAATACTAACCGCGCCAACACCTTTAGCAAGTTGTCCAAGGTCTAGCTTACCTAATATAGCAACAGAAGAAGCTAAAATAAGTATTGATCCGGCTAGACCCATCATACCAATCATGGCTTGTTGCATATTACGGATTTTAGCAGGATTAAAGTTCTTAGTTGTCTTGGATAATGTAAGGTAAAATACTTCAAAGATAACTAGAACACCAACTAATCCACCAAGTCCGGTTAATAACTTATCTCCAGGAATGGTTGATAATAACCATAACGATCCTGCGAGAGTTGCAATAGCTAATGCGAAGGCTTTGATATTCTCAAACCGTGCTTTAGATTTAAAGTATTTGTTTATTGTACTAAACATACCGGTTAACGAACCAAGGAATGTCTTAGGTCCTTGTAGTAAGTTCTTACCAAAGTCGCCAAACATCTCCTTAATACCAATAACCTTCTTACGGGTATTCCATAGTAGAATAATACCACCAACAAGTGCTGTTACACGACCTAAGGTTTCAGAGTCTTGCTTACCAAGAGGTTCGAACATAGACTTGAAGATATCTCCAATAAGTTTAGCAGTATCTCCAATTGTTGTGAAGATGTTTTGGGTCTTGTTATGTACACGGTCGACGCTTTCACCAAGGTCGTTAAGTCCTTGTTCGGCTTTCTTCATACCGCTTTGGCCATAGTCACCATCGCCAACTTCATCGGCATATACTTTCGATACTTTGAATAAATCCTTGAATCCATCCCATACCTTCTTAAGGGCCTTACCAAGATCCTCAAATACTTTACCAATACCTTTACCGATATCAGAAACAGTTTTACCGAAGTCTTTAAATGATAAATCTGCGCCTTTGAAGTTAGATAAGAAGTCTGAAGTAAACTTCTTAACCGCATCCCACATAGATATTAAGTTCTTTTGAACGCCTTCAGGAAGACCATCAAAGAATTTCTTAAACCATGGTCCAAAAGTAGATTGGAACCATTCAATAACAGATCCAAAGGCTTTTTTAAAGCCCTCGAAAACTCTACTCATAGAAGGACCACTAGCAGTGTCACCGATTCCCTTCCAGAATCCAGAGAACCAATTACCGAATGTTTTAAGGGTCGTCTTATAGTTAGAAAAATCGGCTTTGGATTTACCCATTTCTTTCTTGATGTTACTAAATGCTTCAGATACAATACCGGTCCCAAGCGAGAACGTCTTCATAGCTGCTTTTGTAACACCAAGTTCACTAACCCATTTACGGAGCCCATCTATTGATTTAACAATACCAGGCACAATGCCTTCTGAGAAGTTTGCATTTAATGCTTTACCAGCATCACTAAATGTTTTGCCGATACTTCCAAAATCGAGTTTACCAAGACCTAATCCTGACAACTTGTTTGTAAGCCATTCAAACGCTTTACCAACAGCATCTACAACAGGTTTAAGGAAAGATAAAGAGAATTTTATCTTATCCAACTTATCTGCGTATTCGCTGAGTGTTGGCCATTTCTTACGAACGGTATCGCCAAAGGACTTGAATGAAAACTCACTTTTTTCTAACCATTTTGAAAGATCGCCGGTTCCTTTAGCAAGATTACCAAATGGGTTCTTGAAGAATTCTCCAAACCCCTTTTTGATATCATCAAAATTAGGTAACTTGAATTTTATACCAGAGAATAATCCACCAATCTCTTTAGGTATCAATGTATCCCAATTAAGGTTCTTATTAAAGTCCTTCCAAGTTCTAATCTCTCCCTTAAGGACCTTATCCATATTGGAATTGAATTGCTTCCAAAAGACCTTATGGTTAAAAGATAAAACGTCAAAACTATCTTTCCAATATTTGACAGTCTTATTAAGGTTTCTACGAAGCTTATCGCCTAAACGACCAGCCGCAGAATCCATGTTATATGTGGCATCATTAAAGTGGGAGAAACCAACCATAAATTTACCTAACGCATTTCCAAATACAGGAAAACGTTTTAACGCATTACCTACCCAGAAAGCCCATTCATTAAATCCACGACCGTTCTTACCAAGTGCGTCATTTAATGCGCTAAATGGATTTGTGATCTTACTAAATAAATCACGCATGCTTCGTTTAAACTCACCAATAGCAGGGGTCAAACGTTTAATAACTTCCCAGAATTTCTTGAGCCAGTCTATGAACTTACCAATTCCTTCTGGAAGTTTATAAAATGCGTTATTCCATTTCTCAGAAAATCCTGCCAATCCGTTATGAACAGCATCCCAGAAATGTTTAATCTTATCTGATACAAATTGGAATATTTCTCCGAGTTTCTTAAAGTCAATAAATTTACTTAAGATAATCTCAATGGAACGGATTACCCTAGTTACTGCAGTAGCTAACATTCCGACTATGATGATAAAGTTCTTAATCATATGGTCCGGAATAAGCGTAGCTAATAACTTAAGTTTAGACGCAACTTCAATAGAAACCCATTTAATTCCTTGGAATACAAAAATGAAAATATTCTCGAATGCTTTAAGTTCCGCACTACCAAGTTTAATCTTCTCAATAAACGTACTTACAAGGTTCACTAACTTTTCAGCCACGGTGTTAGTCGTAGAGAAACCAAATACATGGGTAAAGGCAGTGCCAATAGGTTTAAGTATGGTACCAAGTGATTGAAAACTTGTCTCAAGTAGTTCCAACATCTTCTGTCTACCGCCAAGGTCAACAAAAGCTTGTGCGAACTCAGTAGCTTTGTTACCAACAGCACCTAATGTATCGGCTGCAATATTACCCCATTTAGTCCAAAACTGAGTAACTTCTTCACTACCGGCTTGGCCAATTAAGGTTTCCCAGAAACGAGCCCAAGAACTTGTGACCTGATCGGCTACTGCCTCAGACACCTCACCAAGAGTGTGGAATTCTGAAGCCATTTTGACTAAAGTCTCATCTTCTGCAAGCGTCTTTAATGACTGAATTAGGACCTCATTCGTCAACCAACCTTGTTGCAATGAGTTACGGAAGCCTTCTGACATATCAACATCTTGACCAAGAGCTTGTGCTGTCTGAACTAAGATATCTTTAAATTTCTGAGTAGCTAGACCTGCGTTTTCAACAGAGACCCAGTTTTGAGTATTCATCTTACCCATTTGCAAAGCTTGTTGTACACCGAATTGCAATGAACGATTAAAACCATCTGTTGTGGCTCCAGCAGAAGCTGCCAAGTTACCCCAACCCTTCAAGGCAGTATTAGCGTCCTTAAGACCCACACCAGCATTTACGAATTGAGCCAATGAGCTATGCATCTGCTTAACTGAGTATTTGGTAGTCTCTGCATAATGTTGTAGGTCATCTAGTGACTCGGTAATGTTACCTAGTTCAGATCTACCAAGAGCAGCAACTAGCATATTTACAGAGTTAATCTTATCTTCAAACTGACCGAAACCCGCTTTCATAGGAGCGATCGTATTAAGAATAGACCTCCCTAAATTCATAGTAATGGATAATCCGGTCTGAATTGCAGAAGCTGCGATATTACCTAATGCCACTGTAGCAATAGATTGTAACATTCCAAACTTTCCACTAGTTTGCCCAACATGGTCATCAATACTAGAAATAGCTTCTGCCGCTTGTTTTGAACCAAGAGAAATTGGTGATATGAAATTAAGAGCGCTAGATGCAAAATTCTTAAAACCACCAGCCGTATTACCTAATGCAGATCCTATCTTATCAAACACCCCGACGTAAGTATTACCTAGTTTTGGTGCCGATCCCATTAGATCAGATAAGGAGTTTGAAAGAGATTTGGTGGCTTTCTCGGCATTACCGAATGGATTTTTACCATCCGATTTTTCTAAGGCCTTATCTAAACTATCTAAAGAAGATAGTGATTCTTTAAGACCATTCTTAAATTGCTCATTATCAATACCGAGCTTGATAAGGCGTTCTTCAATTATTTGTTTACTCAATTACTTTTTCCACCTCCCTCAGTATCTCTTTTGAAATAGAATCCACAATAGGAGAAACAAAGTCATTAGCAGGAACATATCCACCAGTACCGGTACCGTGTCCATGGACAATTAGTACAACAAGTGGTGTTCCGTCTGAAATCTTTACAGAATTAGAATAATACAGCGTTGTACCATTACGAGTCTTTTCGACTTCCATATCCCATGATGAAGCAGTTTTACCTGAGCGTTTAGGTGTTGCTGAAATCAACCTACTAAGACCAGTACGACCTCTTGAGATAAGAGCGTTATGAACAGAATCCATAGACTCACCTTTTTTCAAAGCTTGTTTTAAGCCTTCTTTGCGTTTAATTGATGTTACCTTTATCCGCATTTAAACGAGCCTCCTTCATCTTTCTAATTTGTTCTTGTCGCATAGCATTGATACGCTCATACTCGTTTAGAGTCTCAGTCGTAGTCTTCTTCTTCTTAGGTGAATTGAATTCGCTAATAACACCTAGTAAAGTAAGAAGTCTATGAAGGTTCCAGTTCTCACATTCAAATGGTATACGGGCATTTGCCATATAAGCATATATAACTTCTGAAGTCATAACCATACCGTTATTTGTAGAATCGTCCTTCTGCTTTATTGTCGTAGCAGTTGGTTTATCATCAAGATATGCTGCAATCTGAATTACTAAGTCAGGCGTTAAATCAGAATACGAAATATCCTCTTGACACATTAGAATAAAATAGTCAAAAAGCTCGGCAGTGGTCTTTTCCTCTCGAGTTAAAAAAGGCTTGCGATATAACGACTCCCATTCAGCCAATACCTTCAAAGTATGTTCAAAGTGCAATATTCTACCAGGTACCTTTATAAAATGATTCGTCTCTTCATTATAAAACTCCCGCTCAGGAGTATCTATAATTAACATAAAATACCTCCATACGAGATAAAAATAAAAAAGGGGTGTATTTTTCACCCCCAATTTTGTATTATTTCTTGAGTTTAGAAACCTTATCAGGAACAGATCCTTGGTTAGGGTCTCCTACTAAAGCATTGAAGAATTTCTTAGTATTGTCGCCATCTTCGATTACATCTGCAACCATCTCAACGAACAATTCAGAATAAGCTTCTGAGTTAATGAAATCTTCTTGCGCTTTCTTGTCTTTACGGAATGTACGTCCATCTTCTGAGCGTTCACCGTAAGCCATCTTAAGAATAGACTCTAAGAAATCGAAGATCTCATCTACGTCTTCACGAGCCATCATCTCTTTAATGTATTCTTCCCAATCTTTTTTAGCACGGCCAATAATACGAACCACTTCATCTTTACGTAAGTGGAACCATAGTTCTTCTTTTACTTCTTTTCCGTCTAATAGATTATTATAAGTTACTGTTCTTGAAATCATTTCTATACTCCTTTAATGTAGATTTTTATTTCATTTTGAAATTTCTAGCACCGACATGACCTTAGTCGTCCAACCCCTATCCCGTACTATTAATTTCTAATTACCCAGCAGTGAGACCGAGGATAGTAAATACTTCTTCTGGTTTTGGAAGAGTTGGTTCAGCATCAGAAGCACCATAAAGTTTCTTCTCAAGTTCAGCCAATTTATCCTTGTCAACCAAAGTGCTATTTACTTCGATGTGAGCTGTTGGTTTCATTCCTGCCACAGCAGTTGGTACTGTATCAAAGTCCCAAGAGAACTCAAGAGCATCTGGGCTTTCGTTAACAGTTTGGTATTCTTTACTTGATACACCAGCAGAAGCAGAGTATACAAGGTGAAGAATGTAACCATGGTCCAAACCTTCAGTATCATTACCGATACGAGTACGATAAGAAAGACCAAAATCAGAACGAGCTTGACCAGAAATAGTAACTCCAGCAAGTTCTTTCTTTTGTCCGCTTGTAGACATAGGACTACGTTTACCTTGACATTTGTTCCACTCTTGTGGGTATGTAAAGGCAGAAATCTGACCTTTGAAACGTTCTTCTGAACGAAGGTTCAAGTATTTCTTGTTGTTTGCATATTTCGCAGTTGACTCAGCGCCTTCTGGTGATTCAGATACTTTTGTCAGACCATCCCAAGCAACACCGTTTTCATAAGAACCGTCGCTCTTCTTAAGGTATAGAACACCGTTATCGACACCGAATTCGTAAAGTCGTTTAGTATCCTCATCCCATTTAAGTTGTGTCATTAGATATTTCCTCCAATATGATATTAAGCTTCAGAAAATTCGCCAAACGCATTAATACGTTCACCGTTTTCAACATTACCACAAGCAACATAACGTCGCTCGCCACTAGTTGCTCCAATATAAGACAACCAGCGATACCCGTCAGCATCCATCCATGAGTCATAGATAAATGTTTGTTCAGGCGTATAAAGGTCTACAATTTCCGCAGTTAAATGCGGTGCTTTACGAACATTAAGTCCAGCAACCTTAACTGTAAATCTACCAACCTCATCATTGACAACTACTTGATCAGCAGGCGTTTCTGGTTGAGGAGGAATTACAGGTTCTGGTTGAGGTTCGTTAGAATAAGGAGGGTAGAACCAGCCAACAATACCGGTAAAGTCACGAGTATTGTATCTAGCAGGAGCCCCGTTATATAGAGCATCCCAATTACCATCAATATTCTGTTCGATAGTAGACATAGTATAACCATCAGAATCTTCAATAACAAGACCTGTATGACCATACCCATGTTCAGCAACCGCCATTACAAAAATAGCACCAGCACGAGGGTTTACACCAACCGCATCATATACTACTTCATAACCAAGAGCAGCAGCCGAATCTAAAAGATCAATAGCATTACCCCATAAAATCTTACCAAAATAAATTTGGGAGATACTATTAGGTAGGTCCACACATTGTGTACCATATGCGCCATCGGCATCAGCACCAATACCTTGATCCGCTAAAGACCTAGCATAATTAATAACTTCTTGAACTGTAGCCAAGAGATCCTTCCTTTCTATTCGTAGACGACAAAAACCTTATGATATAAACCATTAACTTTATACTCTGTACGAAAAGATGAATACTTAAAAGTAGTTGACATTTTTATAAAGATGTCATCAGCTTCTTCTCTAGACATATATACAAGCTTATAACCCATACTAGAAAAATATGGATTATTATTAGCCTTCTTAACCTCAAAGTCTTCTCTTGTTACAACACAAGCAGGAAACTTCAATTGTATATTATCTGGAGGAGTAAAATAAACATTCGGAGTTATCTTGTCCTTGATTTTTTCAAGAACTACCTTTCTATCTTTCATACAGACACCTAAACCTTATCTTTAATAAATAATAACAAGTCGATGTACTGCTCGCCATTCCAAATTTGGATAATACCATCTTTAAGGAAGAGACTTCCTTTAACATGTTCATCCGTCTCGGATTCAACCATTGCGACTTTCAAATGATCAAAAGCGTCAACTTTTAATTCATTTTGAGATTTTTCATTTGATTTAATAATGAGTTCATCTAATTCAGACTTGATATCAGACATCTCAATGTCAGCAATAGTTAAAGCGACTCTAGGAGGATATGGTCTAATAGAATCCACTTTATAAAAAGTACCCATATATAGTATATGACTTATTCTATTGACTCGATCGCTAGCATCATTAGGTAATAGTGCGTCGAACTTGAGTTTAGATTTTGTATTCTGGTTTATTGAGCTTTGATCTTCTTCGAAAAAAGACTTAGAGGTTATTCTAGCCAGTAATAAAGGAGATACCGTATATTTATAACGGTAATCCCCAATACTAACTTCCTCTGGCTCTTTAGAACGGAAGATAAGTCGAATTCCAGCTTTTGTCATTGTGTTACCTTCCTATCTATCAGCTAAGACTATTCTGCTTTCTTAGGTTTCTTTGGTTTTGGAGACGTTTCAATTGTTCCGAGTTTCTTCTCATCTTCAGTCATATCAGCGTTATTTACAGCAGCATCATAATCTACGGCTTTAGCACCGATACCTTTGATTTCAGTTGAGTCTGTTTGTACAGTCCATGTTGGTTTAGTCTTAAGACCAGTTGAATCGAAGTTCACAGCAGTTTCCTCTACAGCAGCTTTGTCAGTTACAGTAACAACGATGAATGATTTAGGTGTTACGATTGCACCAGATAGACGTGCATGCATCAAGTATTTATGTTGCATGAAGTCGATATCAAAGCTGTCGAATGTAGCAATTTCACCATTCTTAGACATACCGAATTGGTAGTCAGCCAAGTTACCGATAATAAATGTTCCTTGAGGAAGTGCACGGTATTCAACTACTTCATCACACATAAAGTATGCAGCGATGTTAGCGTTACCTGGTACTTGGTTGTTATCCATAGATGGAGCGTACAAGTAACGACCATTCTTATCTTTCAATGTCTTCAACTTAGCCAAGTCAAATGGGTTGATGTAAAGAGATGGTTTACCTGAACCTTGGTAAGCAGGGAATGCTTTAGAGATAACTTCATCAACAGCAGTTTCAAATGAAGCAGCAGTTACCTTGATGGTAAACAATGGATGATCTTTGATGATTGGGCGAATATGAAGTTCGCTAATCTTTTCAGGATTACGTTTACCAGTAGAAAGAGTCAAGTCGCGGCCATCTGACAAGAAGGCAGCCTTAACGATTTCTTCTTTGAATTTAGCTGTTTGAACTTGTTGGATAAAGTTAACTGCAGCAAATCCACCATCTTGAAGGTCAATCAAGTCATCATGGTCGATTGTTTCGCGACGATGAACTGAACCCGGAGTAGTTTCACGGAAGTAAACTTCTTCAATAGAATCAAGAGTTTGATTACCTTTAATATATCCGCGAGCACGAGCCTCATCTTCAGTAAGATTGGCAAACAAATTCTTAACACGTGGAAGTGGAGATTTACCGAATTGCCCCATGATCTTGTCAATATTAAGACCTGATGGGTTATATACAGTAAGACCTCCAGATTGTGCAGGTTGAGGGAACAATGTTTCCATACCTACCAAACCATGTTGGATTGAATCTTCATTAAGTACACCATTTGCACGAAGTACACCAGCAAATGATGAAGCGTTACCTGAAATTGCGCTTTGGAGCAATGTATCCATATCTTCAGTGCTAACGCCAGGATTTGTACCTTGGAATTGGTTATGTTTCAAAACTTCTTCTCCTTCGAAAATTGAGTGTGCAACAGAGTCGCCGCCTTCAGAATCAGATCCTTCTACATCAGAGTCAGATTCATCTTCATCCTCATCATAGTCGTAATCATAATCATCATCTTCGTCTTCATCAGAGTAATCCTCTTCATCAAGACCGTTAATTTCTAACTCATTTTGAGTTTCTTCATCTTCTTCAGCATCAAGAGCATCGGAGATGTCTTCGATAACGCCGTTAACTAGAACTTCAAGCTCTTCGTCACTAAGGTTATCAAGGATTTCTTCATATGTACGAGACATCCGTCCCTCCTTTTCTTCTTCTACTTCTTCAGTATCAGAATGAAGTAGTTCTTGAGTGATACCAGTATGAATGATACCACGGTCGCTTTCGTACTCTTCAGTCCCGTATGCGCTATGGAGCATAACATGTTCGATCACAGCACCTGGGTTCGCGCCCTTCAAAACGAGACTAACTTCATAGATTTCTCCATGAATAACATCATTCCCGTTCTTGCGAATACCGCGAGCTCCAATAGACATAGCGTTCAAATCACCATGCTTTAAAAGAACACGAGTGTCTTCGGCATGATCTGTATCGTTAAGATACCCATAACCATAGACGCCTTGATCGCGGTGCTGAAGAATCATATACCCCAATACGTTTGAGGGACTGGAGTAATCGTGTTGCCAAACGATAGGAACTTGGGAACCATTGTTTTGTCGAAAAGCATCATGACGAATCGTGACACCATCGCTACAACGAATGTCATTCTTAGTTACCCATCCGGCGAAGTCAGGCTTCTTTTGCAACTAACTTTCCTCCATAAAAATATTATACATCCAAAGGATTACCATACTCATCTACTGGATTGCCGTCTGCATCGACATACCCACCTTGGCCATCTTCGTAGATTTCAGGATACCCTTGGGTTGTACCATCATAAGCTCCACCCATTAAATCCATACCTGTAGAGATGTTCTTATTAAAGAGCATATCCGCAATACGACTAGGGTGTGGAGCGCGACCTAGCATTGATCGAATCTCATTCGATGTAAATATAGCATTTCGAGCAAAGAGGTCTGCCGCAGTACCAAGTTGTTCAACTGGTAACATACGGAACGGATCACGATAATACTGGATTATCTGACCCTGAGTGCGTGCTGTTTTTGTAAGGAAGATGCGGTTAATCCCATCTACAATAGTTTGTAGAACCGGGTCGACCGCTCTATGGTAATACAAATTAAGCTCAGCTTGACCTGCAGTACCATCTAGAATTTTAGAAGAGATACCAACTTGATTATAGTAATCCTGTTGTAGTTTACGAATATCATCAACTAGGTTGTTAGTAATATTACCGCCTGTATGAATAAATTTCTCATTAGCATCAAGTGTGGCAATACCGAATTGACTATTAGCAAGCTCTTCTTCTAATTGATTTTTACGCTGCGTAGCGCGTTCCTTACGAATATCGCTCTTAGTGGCATATGGTACTTGAATAAACCCATTCAATTTACCAGCAGCTATCGCCTTATCTTGGGAATACATTAGATCCATCTTCTGCTCTAACAAACGCAAAGTAGAATTCTGATCTTTAAGTAAACCGATCAAAGGAGATTCTAAGATTACTACGGACTGTTTTGACAACGTTAAGTCTTGTTCTAAACCATTTTGATCATTATAGACTCGAACACGAACGGCACGAGGGTACCATTGCATTATCTTGCCAACACGCATAGATAAGATATCATAGGAACCATCATCATTTGGTTTAGTCGTTGTATCGACGGGGACAATTGCAACTATGCCTTCTTCCAACAATGACCAAGCAAGATCGTATATAAATGCACGCCCTGTTTGGTCGATATTAGCAGATAAGGTTAGACAATCGATCAGACCCGAGTCCACTGGTGTCTGATTACCGTCATCGGGGTTAATCTTCAGATGTTTGAAGTCAACCATAGCGACATCAAGAGCGATCATAGAAATAATACTATTGACCAAATCCTGACGTCTAAATGAATAACCACGGAGCACACTTGATGGTCGACCCCATCCAGAGCCAGAAACCAATGATCGATCATATTCTAAACCATTATTGGTCGACATGAATGCGTTCCATGATCCTAAGGGGTTATTTACCATCCTACAAGAATGCCTCCTTATTACGTTTATAGGCAACCCAAGCATCCATAAGAGCAGCGACGTTATCTATTTTCTCATCACTACGCATCTTAGATAGCTTATAGTTACCATTATTGTCTTGAATTACAACAGCGTTACCCATTGCATACTTCATAAGCTCTTCAAAGAATATGAGGTCTCGAGAAGTAGCCATATTCTTTATTTCACCTAATGGTACAGACTCAGTACGAACACCTTGCCTTACAACTTCAACACCAACATCGCCGTTCTCCATAGTCCATCTATCAATAAACTCAGCCGCGTTATATGGGTCATAACCAAATGATATAATTGACCAACCCATCTCTTCAATGTATCGATCTACATCATCGTAAACTTGTTCCCAATCAAGATAATTTCCTGGAAGAATCATTAGCGTACCCTCTGCTTGTAACTGATCATATTTAGCCTGAGTAGCCGAATTAAGTCTAAGATATTTAACCTCGGAAACATAAGATCTGGTTTGTACGCCATAGCGCCCTCTACCTAAAGGAATGATCCAAGTAAAGGCCCAGAAGTCATCACCTTGTGACGCATCCATACCCATAGATACTTCCATATTCCTAAAGTTCTGCCTTCGATGAAGTTCGGTCTCTTCAAATGTAAAGAAGTATGTGGTACCTTCAACAGGAATACCAAAACGTTTAGCCAAGATATCATTCCTATTGGCAGGTGAGAATTCTGCACGTCGCACATCCCGTTGATAAGCATCATAAGATACTGTTATACCAATATTAGGACAGGCCTTCATCCACATATCAGGATTTCCAACTTCAGAGATATCATCTAAACGGTAGTACCAAATAGATGTATGCGGATCATCATATTGACCACGCAAGATATCCAAAAGCTCTTTCTTAATAGAGTCACCAACAGAGTCCCGTACCGTACCTTCAGAAGAAACAGCAAGAATAATATAATCATCGATACCATCTTTAGAAGCAGATTGCTCTAATGCACCGATAACATCTTCTTTTATATCACCTGAAAGCCACTCATCGACAGACGCATACTTTGCACGAGAACCTTGAAGTTTCTTAACGGTCATTGGTTTAACTTCTAGAACAGAGTTAGTAAGGCGATTAATAATACCTTCTTTTGTCACTGCTAATTGCGCCTGAGATTTTTGAGTACGAGCTTTATTGGAGCCTTTAGTAAGAACTCTAAATAAAGGAAAACCTTCAGTTGAACTAGCTGCCCTAGTTATAGCAGTTGCAAAGGGGTATAAAACCTCTTCTGCTTGTGCCATTGTCGGAGCGGTTGTCACTTGTTGAGTTGAATTTGTATCAATTACCAAACCGTAAGCATGATGTAATGTTGCATAAAGTGATTTAGCATTACCCCGAGCAACGATTAGGTATTGCTTGTTACGAAGTCTGCGCTTATGTTTAACTATTTTGAATTTTCCAGTCTTTGGATCATAAACCTTCTCCTCCTTGATTTCAAACCAAGCGAGTAAGTCTTCAGCCCATAGTCGGAAAGTAGGTAATAGCGTAAGCGGTCGACCATCAACAAGGGTCATCTCATTCTCACAGAAGTCAATAAATCCTTGTATAGCATCACTGTCGTAATAGTAGTTAGGGTTAGCGATATCCGCATCGATTCGGTTCATCTGCATAGACACTTCTCGGTTTACAGGAATCTCTCCTCGCAATACAGCGTCTCGAAATCTACCGTACTCGACAGGAACCGCAGTGTTGCTAAATACCACCTAGTTACTCCTTTTATATTTCGGATTATTTACGCTTTGCGCGAGCTTTCTTGATACGATCGCGAAGGTTTTTGCTTTTGAAAGTTCTTTTGAAGTTTCAAAGCTAGCTTTAGCACTACGCATATATTCGTCATGGTATTTTTGTTCTCTAGGATTTACAGTTTTTCCATTACGAACACCGCTCTTAATTTTACGGATATTAGAATCCATATTCTTACCTTGAGTATCGGAATCACGCTGAAGGTCTCTAATGCGAGCTTCATTAGCTTCATTCATAAGGTCACCTAAAGCTTCACCCGGATTAATTCCTCTACGTTTTTTCCACTTCATACCTTTTTTACCGTA